ATGCCATCGGGAGCAGGTCGGGGGGTTGCCGGGGGTCCCCCCCACCCCCTCTGACCTGCGGTTTTGCCGCCGCGCGGTGTTTGCTGCGCAGGTCAGAGCGGGTGTGCCTCGCTGGTCCACTGGTCGCGGTCGCCGTGTCTCCATGCGACGCGCCCGGGCGCTGGTCCGCGACGGCCGGTGAGTGACGGCGTGTCTGCGTGGTCGATGAGTGAGGGCCAGGTGTAGGCGATGGTGTGCCCGGCTCGGCGTGCCCATGCGGTGATCGCTTCGTCGATGGGTTTGCCGTTGGGCAGGTTGTCGAGCATGTGGGGCACGAGGTCGGTGTGGATGGCTGTGCCTACTGCGTGGAGTAGGCGCCGGCAGGTGAGCCAGTGGGCTGTGGTGTTGGTGGCTTTGGCGATGCGTTGTTGGTATTCGCGTGGCCGTTCGCGTCCGAGGTAGAGGGAGACTACTGGGCTGGGTGCCGCTGTTAGTGCGGCGTGGAGCTGGTCGCGGAAGTTGTTGCACGGTATTGCATCGTCTTCGAGTACGACGAGCCAGTTTGTGTTGTGGCGGGTGAGGTGTTGCCAGACTTTGCGGTGGTTGTTTTCGCATCCGAGTGCGCCGTTGTCGATGTTCATGTATGCGGCGCCTACGGTTTCCATGAGTTGGTGGGCTTGTTCGGCGCGTGTGGTGTGGGCGACGATGCCGATGGTGTGGTTCATCGTGGCCTTATGCGTGTGGTTTTCACGGCGACGGTGATGTGTGGTGCGAGTCGTGGTGTGATGCTGCCGTAGTCGTATTCGGGGTCGATGACGATGGAGCATCTGACCCAGCCTCCGGCTTGGATTTTCTCGACGGTGCCTTCGTGTTCGAGTCCGTCGAAGTCAACCCATACGTCGTCGCCGGGTTTCAGGTTCTGGTCCATGTTTATTTGTCTCCGATGAGGCAGCTCATCGCCCATCTTCGACGGACGTCCATATCCGGTGAGTAGATTTCGTCGAGTGGCGCATCATCGTTTTCGATGGCGTCGAGGAGCCAGTCGTATCGTTGGAGGAACCACGCCCATGCCCACATTCTGGTGTCGCCGTCGAGGGACAGGACGTGGTCAAGTGCTGTGGTAAACGATGCGGCGAGCTTGTACATGGTGCCATGCTACTTGTGTCTCCACCAGCTCCACGGGTTGCGTTCGTTGGCTTTGAATATGGTGGCGACGCGCGGCCCGTAGACGAGACGGTCTGCGTGTTTGGTGTAGGCAACATAGTTGAGTGTGGCCATGTCACCGATGATGGTGCCTTTGGTGTCTTTTTTGTGCCAGATGCGTCGTTGTTGGTCTTCGTGGTCGGCGATCATGTCGTGAGTGAATGTCAAGACGGTTTCACGGTCACCTCCGACGATCCCCGCGTTCAATAGGGTGTGGTCGGCGTGGGTGTCGATGAACTGTTGCAGGTGTGTGGCTTTGTGGTTGTTGCGCATCCAGTCGATGCCCACGACGGCGGGTTCGTGGCCGATGTACAGCTTCCCGGGTTGCATGTGTTCCCACGGAGGGGTGAGCATTTCGACGTCGGTGCCGTCTACGCACCATACCCATTTGACGTCGGGGTTGGCGCGGAGCCATTGGTAGTACAGGTACCAGCGCGCGAAGTATGGGTTGTCGACTGGGCTTGTAACTCGCTCGAATGACGCCTTCGGGTGGGTGAGTGGGTTGTCGCACAGCACAACGGTTTCACCTCCAGTGATGGAGGTGATCAACGTTTCGAGCAGTTTGACGTCGGGCCGCATGCGGGTGTTGCGTTGCGGGTCAGGCTTGTTGGACAGCAGGCAAGTGAGCACCACACGCCGGTCGGGTTCCACGATGGGGATGTGGTGGCTGCTGGTGTAGTGGTGCTGCCAGTACAACTCGGCATTGCGGGCGGCGACGGCTTTGCGTTCCTCGGTCGGGACGGAACGCTTTACTTCCAGGTGCTCGTCCATGGAGTGGATGAGCTTGTTGGATCCGCAGACGTCGCCGTAGCGGAACGAGGTGAGGCCGGCGTTGTAGATGCGATCGGACCACGATGGGTGTTCCCATCCCCAGCCGCCATAGTCGGGGTCGAGGCCGCCGACGCGGTCGATGACGCTGCGGTGCGCGTAGATCATGCAGCCGCGGGCGCCGGTGAGAGCGAAGTGTTGGCCGTCGTCGTAGACCTTCGTGACGTCGTTGAGTTTCCGTCCGCCGGCGAGGTCGGTGAACTGGTACATCAGGTGCGGCTCGGGTGAGTCGATGTATGGCTGAAACCAGTTGTCGGCGATCGGGTAGCAGTCGTCGTCGAACAGGAATATGTGTTCGCAGCCGTTGAGGAGTTCGAGGCATTTGTTTTTGGCTCGGGCAATGCCTGCGCGTTGAGGGAATCGGTAGGTGGCTGCCGGGTATGGTTGGTCGCTGGCGTCGTCGACGATGACGAGTTTGGCGTTGGGGGTGCGGCGGCGGATGTGTTCGATGGTCCGGTCGGCGACGTCGCGCCGGTTGCGGGTGGTGACTCCGATTCCGATGGTGGTGGCGCCGCTGGTGGTTTCGGGTACGTATCGAGTTCCGTTGACCACCACGTCGTCCATTTTTTCGCCAGTTCCGTCCTATGTGGTTATTCGTACCAGGTGCCGCAGATGTCGCAGTCGGCGTCTCCGCAGTAGCAGATGGTGCGGTCTGTGGTGCGTCCGGTTTTTTGTTCTCGGTGCCGGTTTCGGTGTGGTTGGGCCGCGTTGGATCGGCGGAGTTCGAGTCGGGCGCGGGCAGCGTCATCCATTGGTGTAGTCCACTATCCAGCCGTTTTTCCGTGTGGTGACACAGATTGTGGTTTCTTCAGGAATCTTCCCGGCCATCGCGAGGGTGGCGGCTTTGGCGAGCGCCGCTTGGACTAGAAGCATCCACGGTTCGTTGGGTCCAGCTTTTTGGACTGCTGGAATGTCGGGAGGTGTGGTGATCCACTCGCCAGGGTCGGAATGCATCAGCACTTTCCCGTCAACTTCAATGTGGATCACTGTTCGGACGCTTTCTGCAGGGCTTTCGCGGGGACAACAACATCGTTGCTTGTTTTGTCGATGGTGATCGACAAGACAGGGGGTTTTGTGGGTGTGGTGCGGATGTTGATGACGCGGTGGCCGGTTGGTGCGTCGGCTGCTTGCTGGCGTAGTTGTTCGTGCTCTTCGCGTGTGAGGATCACATAGTTTTGGGTGATCGCCGCGGCGAGCGCTTCCGCGACCAGTTTCGGGGTATCGAGGTGCGGTAGGCCTGCCTCTTCAGCGAACTGGCCGGCGAGTTCCGGGGGGACACTGACAGTTCGTAGTCCCGGCAGGAGGATCGGGAAGGGTTTGGTGTTTTCGTCGCCGGGGTGAACCAGGTTGTTCAGCGTCTCGGTGAGAAATTCTGTGAGGTTCATCCTCGTATGCACCACCAGATGCGTGTGAGTAGGGACGGTGGCCGGTACAGGTCGAGGTGTTCCCACGGTTCCGGTGTGATGTTGCCTGTGTACAACCGGGTTTCGTCTTTGGGTGGGTCCAACCGTCGGGACACGGCGATGAGGCGGCGTGCTGCGCGTCGCATGATGCGGGCCGCGCGGCGTTTCATTCCTGCCTGCCACCGATTGTGCCGGCGCCGTCCTGCAAGTTGATGCGCCACGACTCGGGGTCGATATCGTTCGGGAGTCGGCAAGCCTTGCTGCACGCCGAGAAACGGACCTTGCTGCAAGGGGCGGGACACACCCGCAAGTGTTTGGTTGGCACGGCAACTACTCCTGGTGTGTGGGGCGGGGTAACCGGTCAACAAGCTGGTTGAGTATGCGTTCAGCGGCGGCGATGATGTCCGGGTTGCCCGATTGCCGTGCAAGTTTCAGGTTGAGGTGCGCGCCTTGGATGCGTTCGGTCAGTGTGCGCGGCGGGGGGAAAGCACTCATCGGTGCCGCCTGGCCTTTACGCGGGTAGCGTGTTCCGCTTTGGCTACATCCAGGACGCGGTAAACGTTGTGCCCGGTGCGGTTTTTCCCGGACGGTGCGAGGGTGCCACGGTTGACCCACACATAGATGGTGCTGGTGGTGACACCGCATAGTGCGGCTGCTTCAGCTGCGGTGACGAGTGTGTCGATACCGTCAGGGGTGAGGACTGCGGTTCCTGCCATCTAAGCTCGGGTCCCTTCCCAGATGCGAGCATGAAAAATGCCCACAAACCCGAAAGCTCGTCCGGGTGCGGGCATAGTTCGTCTACTGGCAGTTATCTTACACGAAAGATCAACCGGCTTGTTGTTGTTCGGACTCGATGAGCGTGTCGAGACATACACGGATCAACCATTTGTAGTTTTTCCCGTCGGGGTCGTCGCGGACGATGTAGGTGCAGTCGGGGTTGCCGCACGCGATGTAGTCGTTGCCGCCCATTCCGATGGTGCGTTCCATGGAGAGCAGTCCGCAGGACGGGCAGGGCACGGGGAGTATGTATTTGGGTGCTTTGGCGAATCCGAGTATGCGGAGGATTCGGTGGTGCAGGTCGGGTAGTTCTTTGAGGTCGTCGTGGGTGACGAGTTGGGTGAGTTGTTCGCAGCGTGGTTCGAGGTATTTCCAGGCTGCGATGATTCGTGTTTGTTCGTTTCCTTTGGGTGGCGGGGTTTCGTTGCGTTGTTCGGCGAGGTAGTCGTGCCATGAGGTCATGACGTCGGCGATGAGTGCGGTGGTGTCGCTGGCCCATTCTGCGGGGTGTCCGTAGGTGTGGGTTTTGGTGTGTCGGAGGGTTTGTTGGCGTGGTGGTGTGGGGAGTTGGGTGTGAAGGTGGAGCCAGTCGATGGTGAGCCTGTAGAGGGTATAGCGGAGTTTGTTGGGGTTCATGTGTTTTGGTTTTGTGGGGGTTTCAGCGGGGGTGTCGATCGGCTTGGTCACTTTTCGAATGCCTTCCTGAACATCGCTTCCTGTTCCCGTCGTTCCTTCTCGCGGCGTTCAAGCCATTCCGCTGCGCCGACACCGACCTCTGCTGGGACGTCGGCGAGGTGGGTGTAGATGTCTGCGCTCATTTGCAGGACAGCACGGTACTCGTCGGGGTCCTCGATGCGGCCGCGACTGTATTGAGCTTTCAAGGTTTCGTTTACCTGATTGAGGTTGTCCCACGCGGCGATCCACGCAGCCACACGAGCATCAGTCATTCGTTTTCCCCCTCCTGGTTAGGTTCAGACTGCACAACCGACCCGACATCGACCTTCTCGCAAAGGTCCTCGATGCTGTCGTACCCGAGGTTCACTGCCGCGTGATTAAGCGCTGCGGCGCGGCGTTCAATACCTCGCCGGCGCACTTCCAGATCCGCAGCATAGGCGGTTAGCTCTTCCTCGGTGGGTGGTGGGCCGAACATCTCCATGTACCCGACGTGGCCGGGACATTCATCGAGTTTGTCCCAGCAGATGCGGCACCAGTTGTTTCGGACGTCGTTCTCCAGTTCAAAGCCGGCTATTGCGAGCATCACGTCAGTCATCATTTGTGGTGTCCTTTGCAGTCGGTGGAATGCTCGGTGCGGGGCTGGAAACACACCGGACAAACAGGGCTCTCAGTGAGGAAACGAGCCTGGGAAGCGAGAATCACAGACAGGCTCAAGGCTGGTCCTCCAGTTTCGGCATAGGCCAAGGGCGGACCGATCGGTCACGAGGGCACAGCTCCGCGTCCTCCAGTGAGGTGTGCGCCCACGCCAATTCCTCGCGGGCGTTCGGGTAGATCCGGCTCATCGGTTCCCCGCAGTCCATGCAGGGGAGGCGAAGGTTGCTCATTGTTGGTCCTTTTCGGCTAGTAGTTGGGCGATAGCGATCAACGCGTGAGTCTGCGCTGCCTGGTAATCCCCCGCAGCGGCTTCTTCTTTGGCCCGGTTGATGTGATCGGCGGGGGTGACGATCTTGCGGCCGGGCGCGTGCGCCGCACACCTCGCAGGCGTGCTTGAGGCTCACCGGCGCGCCCCTTCGAACACGTGCCACACCAGCCCGCTGGGGGTGACCACGGTGCCGATGAACTCGCGGCGGCCGATCACCGGCTTGGCCAACTGCGCAGGAAACGTGTTGCCGGTGCCCACAATCCAGATTGCGTGCAGCTCGTTGTAGCCGTTCTCCATGTCGAGTGACCACAGGTCGATCGCGGTGTTCGGGAGCGTACGCGAGACCGCCACGGACAGCAGTTGGCCCTCGGGGATCTCGATCTCCTGGTAGTCGGTGATCGCGACCTGGTGGCGAAGAATTCTCACAGGCACACCTCCGCAAAGTCTCTGTGGGCTTGGATGATTCGCTGGACGCGGCTACGGCAAGTCACGGCTGCGCCTCCAGTTCCCTGATGCGGGCTACGAGTGCGCGTATCAGGTCGTGCTCGCTGTACCTTGGGTCCCAGGACTCATAGATCGGGATGGCGTGATCGTGGTGCATGTCGGTGCCGGGGATGGTGTCGGTGTAGCCGATCAAGGTGGCTCGCTCCGGATCGTGCCCGGACAGGAAATCGAGCAGCTCGGAGAGAGTGAACTCGCCGCCAACGCACCGGTGTTCCCCGTCGTCGGTGATCTCGATGCATGTGTCGAGGGCGTGCTCGATCTGAGTCAGTGTGAAGTCATCGACGGGGAACGGCGGAAGTTCTCGGGGGGTTTTGTCGATCATTGCTGGTCCTTTTCGGCTAGTAGTTGGGCGATAGCGATCAGAGCGTGAGTGGTCGCGGACTCGTATGCGGCTTGGCGGGCTTCTTCCCGTGTGAACTCGATGTGCTCGGCGGGGGTTTCAGGTGTTTTCGGCATGCGGCTAGAACGGCGGAGCCCAGGCGTTCGATCAGAACATCGAACGCGGCGTTCGCCATACGCCGCCACGCGTCCTTCTCCAGTTCCGTCAGGGTGTTCCAGGGGAAGATGCGGCCGGCTGATGTTTCCCCGCGGATCGCTTTCTCGATCAGTGCGTCACGCTCAGGAGTGCTCATGGTTGACCTTCCTCGTGGTGCTCGTTGAAACGTGTGCCTACAAACCACAGGTCACGCTTATAGATGCGGTGGTACACGCGGTATTCGCGTGGCCTACCGTCATCACACGGAATCATCTCCATGGGTGCTGCCGCGCTGCTCGTGGTCCACCACAGGTCCCATTCATGGATCATCGGGCGGTAGCGGCCGATCAACTGCCACGCGAACAGCGGGCCGTCTGCGAGGCAGATGAAGGGCGGTTTCCATAGCCGGTCGGAGGAGAGTGATCCTGGTCGTAGGCCGTATCGGTTGATCTGTCTGCGGCGGGATTTGGGTGCCCAGTGGTAAAGAGCGAAGCTGTCATCGCTCATGGTTTTCCTTTCGTGAGCCATTCCGCCCACCCCTGAGCCACCACAGGCCGCGGTGGTGTGGTGTCCGGGATGATGTGAATATCCGTATGCCCCGACGCGATGGCGTGGCGGTCTGCTTTCCATTGAGCGCAGTCTTCGCACGACTGGTCCCAGACACGGTTGCACTCCCGACAATGAACCTGAATCACCGCACGTACTCTCCGTCTACATGGTCGACTTCCATTTGCTGCCGTAAAGCGGCCACGAGGGCTTCTGTGAGTACTGCACGCAACTCGGGGTTGTTCATTCGTCGCCTTTCTCCAGGACAGCCAAAACCCGCTCCAGAACCGACGTGGACTGCTTGAAATCGCCGTACTTGGACGGCTGGATGCCGTGATCGCGGATCGCCTGCGCCACCGCTTTCCGATGCTGGGACGCGTGCCAATCCTCCGGCGCCCAAACCTTGCGGGCGCTTCCCGAGTATTCGGTTTTCTGCACCCCGGTCTCGACTTCGAAGGCAGTCCGGCCGTCACCGTGCAGGTACAGGTACTTGCGTCCGACGCGGGCGATCGTGTCCTCCCACGTTGTCTTCCCGTACCGGGACTCGTTGTAGGAGGCTTCGACGATCACGGTGTCGCCGACTTTGAACTTGCTCATTCGTCGCCTTTCGGTTCTCGGTTCCGGTCAATGGCCTGCCACGCTGCGTCCTGCACATCCCGGATCAACCTTTCGGGATCTTTCACACCTGCCAGGAGGCCGCTATGTGCCGCGACAAACAATCCTGAGAGGCATCCCCAGTCGCTCGCGTACTTGGCTGCCCTGCGTGCTATCTGGCGTGCTATCCCCGCAGCCGCAGATGTGGGCTTATTCGGCGTTGTCACGTTTGTTCTCCTTCGATCGTTCTGTGAGCCGCCCGAAGTGGATGACCCGTCCGGGCAGCGGCAACCCCGGACGAATCGTGTTGGAGCAGGGTTTGCCTTTGGGGGCTTTGCAGATGTCACACGACCGCGCAGCCTGGGCGGCCTGGACACGAGGATCATCCGCAGACGACACAAACATCGTCATCAGTCCGGCCACCTCCCGATGAGCAGGTTGTGTGGCCAACCCTTACCGACGCATATGTGCGCCTCAAACAACTCCCACGTCCAGCGTTTCCCGCCCCACTCGATGTGAACGAATAACCGATCGCCATCCACACTGGCGCTGTCCACTCGCCCACCTTTCGTCAGGAAGGGAGTGGGTCCGTTGTTCAACAGCAGATCCACGTAGCCGGTTGTTGCCAGCATCAGATGACCGACTTCGCCTCGGTCCGGTCGGGGGTCGGAGTGTTCGATGACGCCCCAGTCGCACTCCCACCAGTGGCTGCATTGGATCTCTTCGTCCGGTCCGTACGGTCCGGGGCATTTGCATGGTCCGTGCGTTCCGCGGCGAATCTCGAGGCTCACTGTTCGTCTCCTGTTGTTGATTGCTGGGGCTGTGCGCCACGTGGAGCGACTTTCAGGGCACCCCGCGTGTCATCGGCGCTAACGACATCCGCCCACGCGTCAGAGCGCCCGTAGCCGCCAACTCCGCGGCCCGGACACGGGCCTCATGAAACGACGACCGGTCAGGCACGATCGATCGACTTCATCTCAGCGACCCGACCGACAGCGCGGACCAGCCGGCGCTCCAGCTCCGCGTCACGGGCATCCTCACGAGCTTCCCGTTCCGCCGGGGTCTCCCGCTCACACCGATCCCGACGAATCGCACGAGCAGCATCAACAAGATCCTTCGGCAACGGACGAAACCCATTCCCGTGATCGGAGTACATCTTCGTCACCCCAGCCAGCACGTCGGCCTGGTTGAACTTCCACAGTTCGATCTGCTCAGCCCACGCCTCAACGGTGGCGCGGTTCGGCTGAGGAAACCACGGATCGTAAGCAGCGCACTTCGCAAGAGCATTGGCCGCGATCTGATAAGAGTCGCTCATTGTCCGATTGCCTTTCTCTGGTCAGGGTTTCCGAGGCCAGCCCATCCGAGGACTTTCGCTTCGCCAGCGGTGAGGTTGCTTGATCGAGACGACTTGATGACATCTCCGAGGACTGTTGGGAGGTATTCGGGGAGGTTGCAGTTAGGCCTTCGTTCCCATTCGCGCAGGGCTTCCCGGATAAGGGCGTCCGGTTGTCCTTCGCGGGTGAGCTTCTCAACCTGGACTGCCAGCCGGTCCACAGTGGCTTTCGGATAGGTGTTGCTTCCAAGCTCTTGACGGACGACGGTCTTGGATGCGGAGGATGGTTGCGGTTTTGAGGGCTTGTTGACGAGTTCGATTGAGGCTGGCGCGGTGTCGACGACGACGGGTGGTGAGTCGTACGGTCCGGGCGGCGGCTCGGGTGGAAGTGGGACTTCCTCGTCCCCTGCTCCCCTGCTCCCCTGCTCCCTTTCCCCTGTTCCCCTGTTCCCCTGTTCGTGGGTGAGACTCTCGTGAGGGTCTCCAGAGGAACTCTGGAGGGACACTGCCGTGTTAACCATATCCGCTGGTGGGAGTGGATATTTGTGGCCAAGACTGGGGTGATTCACCCGCTGATGCTGTTTCCACTTGGTGATGTACAGCAGATCCTTGAGACTTCCGTTGTGGACGGCTTTATAGCGGGTCACCTGTCCACCGCTGGCTAGTCTCTCCAGATCTTCAGTGACTCTCTTGAGGGTCTCTAGAGGCTCGCGGGCGAATTCATCGGCGTACAGATCGGCAACGATGGAGACGAGTTTGTCTGCGCCAACACCGTTGTCATCTACATACGACCACAAGCCGATGAACGTGAGCCGGGTCGAGATAGGCAGTTTGGTGATGTCATCGGACCGCCAGAACTCAGGCTTGATGGCCCTGATCCTCACGACGCATCACCGCCGAACAACTTTTTTATGACGGCGTTGTGGATGCGCCACCTTCGAATCTCGGCGTAACGCTCGAATGCCAGATCTACGCGCTTCATGTGAACGTCGGTTGTTCGTCCCGACTTGGCGCGGCAGCGGGTGTCCGGGGCAGATCCGCAGGTAGGACATTCCACCCTTGCCCAGTCGTATGGGATGCGTGGACTATCATCAGTCACAGCCACTCCAATCCAGTGGTTAGGCCCGGGGTCACGGTGTTACCAGCACCGCCCGGGCCGTCTTCGTACTCACGTTCGATACTACCCGAAACACGCTGGTAAAACACGTTTTTCCGCATCAAACCTCCTCGCAGTCTGCGCATCCGTTTCCGCCGCACACCTCACACAGACCGGCCTCGAATCCTGGGCATAGGCACTGCGTGTATCGGGTCATGTCATCCGCATCCACGCCCAGCCGGGTTCGGCATTGGGGTGTGTGGGTGGAGCGGGGATGATCACACAACAGGCACGTCATGGTGTTCCTCGATGTGTGCTCGGTGGTCGGCGAGTGCGTGGTGTCGTCGGACGAAGTGTTGGGCTTCGTCCGTGGTGGTGAATTCGGCGGTGACGGGCCGTCCTTGGGCGCAGGAGCATTCGGCGCAAGCAACGGTGATCATGCCGCGGCCTCCAGAATCATTCGGCCGATGTGTTCGGATATTTGCGGGACGACAGCGTTTCCGAGGGCGAAGAGTCGACGTCGGTCCAGTTCGGCGGAAATCCCATCAGCCATTCGATCCACACCGGGTTCGCTCGCCCAATGCGCCCCTCTCTGGCTGCTATCAGGCTGCGCAGCCGCATGTACGTGTTCGGTACCGACTCCCCTGAAAGCCATTTCGAAGTCATCTCGAACTCGACTTTTCCCGCTGGCTTGAAGTCGTTGGTTGTTGGGGTATGCCAGAATGAACAGCCGCTCACGTGTGTGTGGGGCACCCATGGCACACGCGGATAGCACTGACCATTCCGCATTAAACCCGCTCTCGTGAAGGTCGGCGAGGACGGTGTCAACTCCTCGAACAAGGAGAGCTGCGACGTTCTCAATGAGGACGTATCTGGGTCGTATGTTGCGTACGGTGTGCAGCATTCCTCCCCAGAGGGAGGACTTGGGTCCGGTAATTCCTTTTCGGGCACCAGCGTTAGAGATGTCCTGGCAGGGAAATCCTCCACAGATGAGGTCAACTCGGGGCCTTTCTTCGCTCGCCCACCACTCAACGGTGGTGCGTACATCGTCATGTCGGGGGACATCGGGCCAGTGTTTGGCGAGGATCTGCCGGCAGTAAGGGTTGATTTCGACCTGTCCTACGACAGTCATGCCGGCGCGTTCCAAACCCAGTTCGAGTCCACCGATGCCTGAGAACAGGGACAGGACGTTCATGGGACCTGCCAGTTGATGGTGTCGCCTTGCTGGAGAATCTGTTCCAGGTATTTGACGGCGGTGACGGTGGAGTTGAAGCATTTCGGTGGTTCGGTTCCACCGGTGACGATGTAATGGGGCCACGTCCCCGAAACCGTGTACATCACCGGAACAGCCCCTTCACGAGGAAGTACGCCAGCGACGGGGGTCCGGTGAATGCGAGGACGATGTAGGCGATCGCTTCGAGTTGTTCGGGTGTGAGGTTGCTCATCGGTTCTCCTGTGATGGGTTGTGGTTTCGGTGGTGCGGATGGCCGTGGATGCCCCCACGCGGAACGGTGGCAGTGACGCTGCTGGCGGAACCACAACATCGACTCGGCGGTCATGACGCGTCATCCAAAGCGTCCAAAAGTGTCGGCACCGACATCTCCGCGTCCAACGCGCGCATATTGTCAACCGCAGTGCGCCAATACGACGGCTTCAACTCAATACCGATCGCCCGCCGCCCCAGCTTCACAGCCTGATACAACTCAGAACCAATACCAGCGAACGGTGTCAACACCAGCTCGCCAGGATTCGACCACAACCGCACGCACCGCTCGACGAAACCAAGCTGGAGAGGGCAAATGTGACGCTCATCCGCGGACTCCTTCGCAACCTTCGTGTTCAGAGTGTCCGTTTCACGAATCCCGTACCAGACCGGGCAAATATGCCCATCATCGCTGAGCCATCCCCCGTCGTGGTGATCAGTCCAGATCGGAGATGCCCACTCGATCCACTCATCATTCGTGACATCATTCTTAATCGGCACCGCATTATCGCCAGGCTTACGGAACAGCAACAGGTAATCCGCAAGGGCAGGGCGCGTAGCCGCGCTGTCACGGTTCTTCGTCGCGAACGCCAAAGCATGCGAACGAGTCCTAATCGACTGGGCCTGTGGATCTTTCCACACCGTCACCTCACCGTTGAAATACCAGCCCGCGTTCTGGAACGCGGCGATAACTTGGCCACGGAAGTCAGTCATGCCCATGTAGCCGTCAGTTGCCTTCGTTGTGGTCAACTGCTGAACGTGGATGCACGCCAACCGGCCAGGCTTCGTGACCCGCAACTGCTCCCGAATGATGAATCCGTAATGTTCGAAGAACTCTCGGCGGCTGGCACTGTTCCCCAGGTCGCGCACCGACGGACTGTAGGTGAACAAACTGGCGAACGGAGGTGAGCAGACCGACAAGTCGACTGTCTCACTTTCAATTTCGGATAACCGTTCGCAACTGTCCCCCAGCAGGAGTGTCCAGTTCTGTCCGTGTTCTTCACCGGTGATGTAGTCGGTCATTCCTATTTACCTCTCACTCTTCTCATCTCTTCGACCAGCGCGCGTGTGATGTCGCCGGCTTGCTGTTCTTTGCGTGCGACATTCGCCGCGATCTGTGATTCCAGTTCTGAAACGATGACGTGCGCATACACAACCTTGGTTTGCCCATACCGGTAGCAGCGCCGGATCGCCTGGTAGTACTGCTCGTAACTGTCACCCATCCCGACGAACGCCATGCGGTGGCAGTGCTGGTAGTTCAGGCCCTGCGAAGCGATGCTCGGCTTCGTTACCAGGACCTCGAACTGGCCGTCTGCGAACCCCAGTAGGAGCTGCGCTTTCTCGTCCGGGTCCAGTGACCCGTGAACGTTGACCGAACCTGGTACCGCCGCTGCCAGCGCCTCGGCTTCAGAGTTCAATCCGCACCACAGTATCCACGGGCCAGGGTTGTTAGCGACCAGCTTCGCGGCGCGATCAACCCTGGCCTGCAACGTCTTGCGACGCAACTCTGCGCGGCCTGTCACACCTCCGATGTCGGTGGCGAACAGTTGCCCCTCAACTTCGATGTCGGCGTGGACGATCTCGGGAATGACCTCCAGCCCGGGAAGTATGTAGCCAGTGTCATCTCCCCCAACATCGGATGGCTTCGTCAGTGCGACAGCCCATTGCGCCATCCACTCGATCATCGGTTGACGGGCGTGCCCTTTAAGTCTCCACCCGTCGGAATCGTGAATGAAGTAGGCGGCCAGCATGTGAGTTCTGGACATCCGCCCGAGCCATTCAGCTTGGTTGGTCAGTTCTTCGGGATCGTTCGGCGCCGGGGTAGCCGAGCAAGCAAGCCGGTGTGGAATATGGGCGGCCCAATCGATAAGCATTGTCCGGGTTTTCCCATCCGACTGTTTGAGGATGCTTGACTCGTCTAGCACCACGGCATCGAACATGTCGGGTGAGAAGTTGTGCAGTCGTTCGTAGTTGGTGACGACGATCTGCGCGCGGCGGAACATGTCGGGGTCGGGCTCGGCGACGTACTCGGCGGTCACATCCAGCTTGTTGGCCTCGCGGACGGTTTGTGCGCATACAGCCAGTGGCGCGACGATCAGCGGGCGGTCACCAGACAGCCGAGCCCACTCCAACTGCATAACTGTTTTCCCCATGCCTGTGTCAGCCCACAGCGCCGCCCGCGATGTGCGAACTGCCCACCTGACCAGATCGTTTTGCCAGTCGTGCAGCATGGGGTGTACGTCTGATGCGGGGATTTCACGGCCGGGGATGTCCGCCTGAGCTTTTTTGCGGCTTAAGAACTCGGTGTATGACATGCAATCGGTCGTGCCAAACGGGCAATTGGCGAACGTCACGTGGCCGGTCACTTCGCAGCCTCCACAGTGTTAGGTATCCGGTAGGTGTTTCCGTCGTCGTCGAGCAGCACCCATTGGCCGCGGTACAGGACGGGAATCTCGATAGGGGATTGGGTTTGACGAACAAGCCACCCGTCGGCGAATGCTTGCGCCCGATAGGACTCCGCCCAACGATGACAGGCACCGCAAGCCCACAGCCCGTTGGACGCCAGATTGGTGTCATCGCGGCGAGATCCGCCAAGACCACGGGGCCTGCGATGGTGTGCAGTAGCGTCTGAGGCGTACTCGTTGCAGCGTTCACAACGCCCCTGGGCACGGGTCCAGATCAGTTCCTTGGTTTCCGGGGTGAACCCCGTATACCTGCGGCTCATGCGGGGGCACCGTTCTCCATGAGGTCATCAATGAACTCCCGCAACTGCTGGGGTTTCGCGTTCCTCGCGGTCACCTTGTACTTGCCGTAAAACTGGGCGGCCACCGTCTTCTCATCCAACGTCAACGCCGCGCACGCATCGCCCAGCTCGTGGAGCAGAGCGTTGCGTTCAGCCACCGCAGGATCAGGCGGTGCCGGGGCGTCCGGGTCCCCCTTGCACCACAAGTCGAGAGCCGCGCCGAACCGCATGCCAGCGTTCCTGAGTGCGTCACCGATGGCTTCCTTGACGGCGTTGGGACCTTTCTTCCCGCCGGCGTCGCCGTAGCCGATGCGGGTAACACCACAGATCGTGAGCCGGATCCACAGACCGCCCTGCTCATCCAGAAGCGGCAACCCGTTCTCCCCTACCGCGAACGGCTCCCACGTCCACAGCGGGTCCACATCGAGGAACCGGGCAGTGAGGTAACCATGGCCGACGAAGTCGAGAGTGATGCCACCCTTGGGCAGCTTGCCGATCTGGTTGGCGGGGAATGGTTCGCGGAGTTTTGCGAGCCTGTCAACGTCCACGTCGCTCATTCGGTCACCTCCGCAGCAGCAGCGGCGGCAGCGGCCATCGCAGCATCCAACGTTTCCTCATACCCCCACGCCAAAACCCGCGCACACGTGTTGTCCTCAACAGACCAACGGAAATCACCCGCCACATCGGACGGATTGATCCACGCGTTGCGCCGATCACCGGGGAGTTCTGCACGCCACCTGCCGGGGCCAACAAAACCGGTGAACCATTCCCACGTGAGGGTCTGGGTTTCGGTGCTCATGCTGTCCACCTGTCCGCGAGCCGGTCCAGGGATCCGATCACCGCATCAACCCGAGACAACGCCTTGTTTACAACCTCCAGGTTGAGTTCCAGTGCTTCACGGTCCAGGAACGGCAACGGCGGTCCCTCGTTCAACAGCTCGTGCAAAGCACACCTCGCGTCATCCAGTGCCGCTGCACCGGCTTTCGCGTCATCCCTCGCAGTGATGACCCTCGTATCAGTGATCATTCGTCTTCCTTGTCTTGGTATTTGGAGCAGTGGCAGCGTTCCCTGCCGCCCTGGTCGAACGTGGCGGCGTCGCAACCGGTGTCCCACCGGCCGCGGAACTTGTCCCACGCATACCGGTGCCAGGACCGGTTGTGGCCACATACACACATCACGACGCCTCCAACCAGCGGAACTTCTTGACCAGAGCTCTGAACTCAGCAGCCTGCTTCTTCGACCACCCGTAACCGGGGAAATACTTTTCGACCGTTGTCCGGCTCACACCCAACGTGCGGGCAACCTCGTTATAGGATGCGCCGTCATCAAGCAAATATTGGGCGAAATCTTTCTGCTCCTGGCTCAACGGAACAAACTGATCCGGCGACGCCAGTCGGGCATCACCAGCCGCCCGAACCCGAACCACCGTCCGAGCCGAACAACCCACAACTTCCCCAATATGCTTGGCGGAACACCCCTCACGAGTCATCAACAGGATCGTCTGCACCTGCTCGGGGGTGATCCTGTTCCCGTTGCTCATGCCACCTGATCCTCACCATTCGCTTTGAGCAGAGGACGCCGTTCCTTCTCCGACAACCCCCCGAACACCCCGTAGTTCTCGCGGTTCGCCAACGCGAACTCCAAGCATTCGACCCGAACCTCGCACCGGCTGCAGATCCGTTTGGCTGGCTTCGCGCTTCTACCCTTCTCGGGGAAAAACACTTCGGGGTCCACTTCGGCGCACCGTGCCAGGTCACGCCACGCATGCTTGTCCTCCACCGCTGCGGCGAGCATGAACGACAGATTGAGCAGGGTCATGCAACGGACTCCAGTTCTGTGATCCACGCGAACGGGTCCTCAACATCTGGCACACCGGCAAGGGCAGCCATCAACAGTTGAGTGCGTTCGGTTTCCGGGAGGCTTGTCAGATAGGCCCACACGGGCAGGGAGTCACCGCTACGGATACGCCGAGACAACCAGATGACTGTTGCAGCGATACGGGATTCCCAATCCGTCTCCGACAGTGGGCATTCCTGAAACAGCCTGTCTGGGTGGGCTTCCATGTTGCCATCGGTCGTGACCCACGCGTCCTCCCCGCACACCGGGCAGGATTGCAACTTTGCTGCAGGCAGTTCAGCCCTGTCCCGTTCGATGGTGCGGACCGTGCAGTGCGCCCTGCGCGCCAACTCCACTTCGGGGAGTTTCGGGCGACGCCGCACCAGCATTCGGCGCTCTTCGGTGTTAAGCCGCATGGGAGTTCCGTTCACGGCGCATTCCACGGCGAACCAGTCGATGCTCACGCGCCCCACCTCTGCGCCCGTCGGCACTCATTCGAGCAGGTCTTCGCATACGTCCCCATAAACTCGCCGCCGCACTGCGTGCAGATCTTCAGGGACGGTTGTGACCGCAACGCATTCGCGGCGCGCTTCTTGCATTTCTGCGAGCAGAACCTTGCCCTGCGGGTGACCGGCTCGAACACCTCACCGCACTGCAAGCATTCCTTCTCGGTGAACCGTGCCGGTTTCACCGGGGGCAGTTCACCACGCTTGATGCGGGCACGTTCCTTCTCTGAGAAGCCGCCCCACACGCCGGCCTCGTTGTGTTGCAACGCGAATTTGAGGCATGGCGCTTGGACAGGGCAGGTCCAGCAGATGCGGCGGGCGGCGTCGTTGACGTAGTGGCCGGATTCGTTGAGGAACCAAATGTCGCCGTCCTTGTGGGTGCAGATCGCGCGGGAACGCCAGTCACTGGTGTGGACTTCAGCCAGCTGAATGAACGGGGAGTTCGCCATCACACCCACCCCGTGCCGCTCAAATGTTCAGGGCAGAACGATGCGGTTGCGGCACCCACGAAATACCCTGCGTCATACAGGTTCAGGTTGGAGTTGTTGTACACGAAGACTGAGGCTTCGTACATGGTGTAGCCGGTGTCGAGGACGTCGCAGACGGCTTTGCCGGCGTTGATGACGGCGGGTTTGGAGCTGTAGGTGATGCCTTCGGAGTCGAGTGCCATCACGAACGCGTCGGATGTGATGTCTGCTTTGGCTTCTGGTGCGGCGAGTCCGGGGCCGATGATGCCCGCGGCGATCAACAGGGGCATGGTCCACCAGTACCGCCAGGACTTCTCGTTGCGCCTCATGCTGCGTCTCCCTCGGTGAGGTAGTCACGCAACAACCCGACAACAGCGTCGCCGTTCATCTGCTCCCAGATCGTCGGCTCGTTCTCCCAGTGCACCGGCGGCAGGAACGGGCGGAACCACGACACACTCTCCGTGTGGATCAACACCAACTCCGCCAGGTCCTCAAGTTCCTTCAATAGGTCGAGGTCAGCCATGGGTGGGTTGGTGGTGACGGGGAGGTCGGACCAGTTGGTTTGGTGGTGGTCCCACCATGCGGGTTTAGAATCTGGGGTTAGCATCGGAAGCGTCCTTTCTTTGGTTGTGTTGTTTCCGGTGTTAGGGCCGTCGTCCCGCGCAATGGGGCGGCGGCCCGCCTGCGTCAGCCGTGGATCCGCGCCAGAGCGGAATTGATATCTGCTGCGTCAATCTCGGTTTCAGGGTCGAGGTCGGCGAGTTCGCGCCACCGGGTAATCGACTGCCGCGTGAACTCGATGAGTGCGGCGCTCCGTGCGGCGCTCCATGCGGCGCTCTCTGCGGCGCTCCGTGCGGCGCTCTCTGCGGCGTACCGTGCGGCGCTCCATGCGGCGCTCTCTGCGGCGCTCTCTGCGGCGCTCTCTGCGCCGCTCTCTGCGGCGCTCCATGCGGCGTACCGTGCGGCGCTCCGTGCGGCGCTCCATGCGGCGCTCTCTGCGGCGCTCCATGCGGCGCTCCGTGCGGCCCACGCAAACGGCACCTGACCCGACGCCGCCTGACGGTGCAAATCAGCAATCTCGCGGATCGCTACCGCACCAACCTCATCCGCGAACCGGACGACGCCCCACTCTGGGGAGTCCAGCATGTCGGCAATCCACAACGCGTGGACAGCATCCGAAACACCTGCAGTGCCGACTGTCTTCCAACCCAAGTCGAGAACCAACACACTGTTCTCGGGTGATAGGAACCCGTCAGGTCCAGCAAGTTGGTCGTTGCACATCTGCACCAGGGCGGCCAGTGGGCGTGCTGAGCACTCAGGGTAGTCGGTGATTTTGGTGTCGCCGTTGATGTATGAGATGACGTTCATGGCGCAGCCTTTCCCGGAGCCGGGTTGGTGGCTGCCTTCCGCGAGGCGCAGGGGGTGGGTGATTCGGTCGAGATCAATGGACATTGGGGGTTCCTTTTCTTTGTTTGGATGGGTTGATCTATCTCGGGGTGATGCGGTAGTTCTCCAGCAGTGACTGGGCGACAACGCCGGGGTTCACCCCGGACGCGCCGGGCGCGGTCGTGAAGTAACGCAGATGGCGTTCCAACTCGGCGGCCGTCGCATGCTGTTGCCTCATGGCGGCGAGTTCTTCCGCGGTCGCAGAATCCAGGAACTCCCCCAACTCCATGAACTCGTCACCGGGGATGGCTTCTCCGAGTGGCCCTGCGACGTAAGTGTTCAGTGGGTTGGAGGGTCCCGGCGCGGGGGGCGGGGGAACCATGCCCGCGCCGGGACCAATGTCACCCACCGCAGTGGGTGACGAGTCTGCCGAAACCCGATGCTCGGCAGAAGAACGAGCCCGATCTTGAATCGGCGACATGCCCCCTCCCCCGCCACCACCCGTACCACGGACATGGGAGATGCGGGGTTCGTGGACTTCTTCCTCAGCCTCCGCAGCAGCAAGAACATCCCCGCAGTCCAGGCCGAAATCCCGACCCAACGCATTGCTCATGGCCTGACGCTCAAGGCGCGCCAACCACGGATCCACCACAGCACCCACCAAGGCGAGCCCGTCATGAATCACGTTGTTAAACTTGGCATTCAAACGCTCAACAAGATTCACCGGTTACTCCAATCCGGGCCGAAGGGGTGGGAATATCCCCACAGGAAGCACGCCGCTGTCGGTCGGCTGTCGTACAAGCCGTCCCAGAACGCACGCGGGGCCATCAGCAGAACCACCTGGGGAACCTGAGCGGCAACGACAACGGCCACGAGAATCCAGAGCAGACCACTCACGCTGTCTCCCCCAGTTCTTGTAGCCGGCACCTCAACCGCGCGTTTTCTTCACGCAACGCCTCCAACTCCGCAGCCTCACGCATCTGCCTCGCGTCGAACTCCGCCAACGCTTTCCACAACCCAGACGGGCGAGTAACTTCACCCGACAGTTGACACACACTCCGATGCTTAGGAGCAGACGTACTCACTTGCCGACCTCCGGGATGTAAAGCACGTGGGCCGGAAGGTCAGGCTCGAATGCATCTGCCGTCATCGCATACCAGCAGCCATCCCACTTGACTTCGGGCACGCCTATAACTGCCTCGACGATCGAACCTTCCGGCAGCGCGTCGAGTTGTTCGACGGTCTCAATCACCCTGGGACGCAGACGCTCAACCTCGTTGCGTAGCTCGACAAGCAGATTGGATTCCGAGATTTCCAGCCCAAGCTTCTCTGCCCGCAGCCGCTCAACCTCGGCGACCAGCTCCCGCACGAGATTGTCGGGATACGCACCCATCTCAACGCCAGCCGCTCTGCAGTACTCGTAGATGTTCAGCGATCTCTTGGCCCGCTCAACCACATCACTCATGCGGACACGTCCAAACTTGCGACATACCTCTGCAACTCAGTACTCACGCGGACCTCGGCTCATAACTACGCGACTTCATCCACTCATCAACCTCATTCAGGTCAACACGCGCCTCCCGACCGTTACCGATCGGATAAGCCTTCAACCCATCGTTTTTGACGGCTTCCCGTATCAGCACGTCTGATTTCAAGCGGAGGTATGACGCGGCCTCTTTGAACGTGGCCCATCTGGGAGTGCTCATTTCGCATCCTTAGGTTTCGACTGGAACAAAGGTTTCTTCGGCTTCGGGAAATGCTGAATCGGAGGCCTCGGGCGTGAATGAAACGTCATCGCGTCTCCCTCATCGCGTTGCGGATGATGGTCAGCTGGTCGATCAGATCCGTGAGTTCATCGGCATCCAGGAGAACGTCACCCTCGTGGCGGTATCCATCACCGACGTACAAGTAGGCCAATTCGGATCCGTTGTTTTCCCCGAGTCCAACGGTCACACCACCATGTCCTCTCTTGAGGATCTGGATGGGCTCTGCATAGAAAGAGAACGTCATGACGCTGCCGCCAACCTTGAGAACCAGCCCGGAAGCTTCCCACCACCACGGCCCTGGTTGTAGGTCTCGACAGTCGCGGCGGCCACACCTTGCGGAGCTGACACCCCATGCGCACTCTTGATCTGCTCAGCACGACCAAGCAACCCGTTAACGCCACCGTGCTTTCCTGCCAGCTTCGAAACCAACCGATCCTGGTCAAACACTGTTTCGTAATTGGCGACGAACAATCCGACACCCTCGATCACCTTCGCTGCGAACCCAGGCATCCCATAGGCGTCGCGAATGATCTGGATCGTCACTGCCAACCCTCGCGGACCGGCGTTCTCATACACCTTCTTGAGCGCTCCGACTGATCCGATCCCGTTGGCGCCTTTGCCGATGGTCATGCCAGCAGCACGGACGATGCGGTCGATATCGGTCTCAGTCTCACGTCCGGCGACTACCGACACCTTGAACTTGTCCATGCCGTTTACGGGCTTCACATCGTTGAGGGACAGGAACTTTTCGGCTTCCTGCTCCTCGGTCAGATTGTGGTAGGTCCAGCACTGAACTGACTGGTCTTCGTATCCCATCTGAATGAGGGCCTTGACGCGGTGACCGCCGTCAATGATCCAGAAGATCCCGTCACGCTCGTTGACAGTGGGGGTGCCGAACTTGTCAGGGTCGAAGTTGGATGCGATGTGATCGATATGCGACTGTCGCTGTTCACGTTGGGCTCTGCTGGACACACGCATCTGTGCGACTGGAATCCACTGAAGGTGCTTGTCGCCGTGGGGCACACGGCCTTCGTTGACCGACTTGCTCACTGTTGGTTAACCTTTCTGAGGAAGCTTCGAATCGTTCCTAGCGAGTCGAAGATGATGGTGATTTCTTCCGCGAGTTGTTCCTTGTCAACCTCGCCCGGGTCGATGTCAGCGACGCTTAGGGCGAGGTTGGCTGTTGTTACGGACAACATTTCGATCGTGCGGCGTGCACGAGCAGTCTTCTTCTGTGCGGGTGCGACCTCGGCGTCGATCAGCGGATCGTTTGCGTCGATGGCTTCTTTTTTGGGCTGCGCTTTGGCTTTTGCTTTACGCGCCACGTTCGCGCGGGACAGGTTGCCCTCTTCACGGGCCTCGGTGATGGCTTCCTCGAACTGCTCATCCGAGACGCCATCGGTCATGGCGTAGATGCCCTCGTCGCCACGCGATCCGAATAGCTCAGCACGAGAAGCGAAATCGCGAGGCGACGGCGCTGAGACGAAGTTCTGGTCTTGACTGTCGTCTATGTTGACCACCTTGCCGTTGCGCTCGTAGCTCTGGCGTGGCCCGGTGTTGTTTAACCCGTTGGTTTTGGAGCCGATCTCGCCACGCTCCTGCCCTTCACGGATGGCGACACCGAGGCCACGCTCAGCGCGGCGCACAAACTCCGCAGCGTCAAGCTGGAACTCCTTGCCCATGCGGACCTGCTTCGCGATCGTCTCAATTGCCGACGCCTTCTTTTTCCACTCCACAATCTGCGGAAGATCATGCGCCGCAATCGCAGCCAAAAGACCAGTGCGCGAATGCGACAGAATCGCCGTTATAGCCGCGGCTTGCGCTGCACCGTCCAAGTTCTGGAGCGCGCTGACCTTCGTCTGTACATCCGGGGGGAGAACATCGACACCACCGATAGCGCGGATCGCGTTCCTGTCGCGGCGGCGGTGGGTGTCGGAGGTAATCACCTCCACCCCATCCGCGGTAAAATGATTGGTAGACATTTGAGCCTTTTTCTCGGGTGTCTCTGCCCTCACCTGCTGCACACAGGTGGGGGCTTCTTCTATGCGGCCTTCTTCGGCCGAAGCTTGCGGGGGTCGTCGAAAAGGTCGTGGAACTCCAGGTCCCACGCGTCGAGCAGCGCGTTAACGAAATCGGGGCCGGGACGGGCGCGTCCGTTCATGACTCGCCACACCGTGCTCTTGTTGACTTTCATGTCACGGGCGAGTGCCGCGTAGTCGGGTATTCCGCGCTTCTTCATCTCCCGTTTGACCCGCCCCATCTTGATCGCGAACCCGCGAGTCATAGCGGTCTCCAAACTGTGAGTTTTCTGATTGGCAACCGGTTGCTGACCGGCAACACCGAACATACACGCTCGGTTGCCGACACGCAACCCATTTCTGTGCGGCAACTTTGATCGGATTTTGGGGACCGGCTTTGCGCTGGATACGACGGGTGACGTGCTGAACTACACCTGTGGGATTTAGACGCAACCCAAGTTGCTTACGCGCAACCAGTAGGGTTGCGGCAACAATGCGTCTACGCTGCTGATATGCCCAACGAAGAGTTGATGAAGTGGATCGACAGACGCATCGCCGAAGCCGAGACGACCGCAGCCGCCGTAGCCGACAAAGCTGGCATCAACAAGGCCACGATCAGCAAGTGGCGCGGGGGCTCACAACCAAGACCAAGCGACCTGCGCATGGTCGCCAACGCACTAGGAGCACCAGTGCTAGAGGCGTTCCTAGCAGCCGGCTACCTCAAACCCGGAGATACCAAAAAGATCGTTCAAGTAGACCGGCCACTCAACAAGCGAACCGACGAAGAACTAGTTAAAGAAGTAACCCGCCGATTGCAGGAGGCACGAAATGTCATGGAAACTGCGCAGACGACGCGAACACCGCGCGAAGCGCGTCAAGACCAGGAGGGCGACCTAGACGCCGCGACCAGTGACACGACGCAGCCGCGCCAACCTCGGGCCGGCGAAACAGCCGGGGCGGAGATTCGCGACCACATCGCCAGGAGCGTCCGGGCACGTCAACGCCGCAAGGACTAGACGTGCCCGGCGCAACGTCCATGTTGTTGGCGGACACTCGTCCATCGCGTTCAGAATCCGCACCAGCAGAGTGTCGAGTTCGTCATCAAACATGGGCTGCACCTACCGAAATCACCAGCACCGGTCACCCCTCGCAACCGGATGCGTAGACGCTAACGGATCATTGCCAAAATCGACACAGGAAGCCCAAACATGGGAATGTCACGATCAGATAACGCCAGTGCGCGAAAGTTAGCCACCAACACAGAAAGACCTACTACCAGATGACCACCAATGATCGCGCAGTGTCACCAGGGAAGGTGATGGTCACCGCGCTCGCTGTGCTCGCCGTCGTAGGCATCGTCTCCGCACGCAACAACAACGACGACGACAGAAGCGCATCACAAACCACCACACCAACCACCACCACTACACGGCACAACCCGTACCGCACCATCCCCGGCGACGGCACCCACAACATGGGCGGCGCAGACGGATACGACTGGGGCACCTACACCGCCACCATCCCACCCGACTCCCCCGGCTGCACCTGGGCCATCGTCAGCGTCTCCGAGTATCGCGGCGGCGAAACACTCCGCGAAGGTGAAGCACCATCCGGCACCGTCCGCGCGAACATCCAACCCGATGGTGTCGCGTCGTGGACCGGCACAATCAACGGGGATCATCGGATCGTGTTCCGCACGAGCGGCTGCGGAACTTGGGCCATGACGGAGTGACACCCGCCAGAACGCAAAAAAGCGCCCTGCCGGGGATGGTGAATCCCTCGGCAGGGCGCATTTACAGTCGGTCGCCTACGCAAACGTTGATGGGAGCAGTTCGGACAGCCCCTGCATGGCCTCCAGATGCCTCGCCCGGTCCGCATGCGCATAGATCCGCTGCGCATCCACACTCGCATGACCCAAGATCTCCATACGCGTTTGCTCATCCACACCCGCTGCGCGCAGCAATGTCGAGGTGGTGTGCCGCGAGTTGTGCGGCGGCAACGACTCGGTTGGACCGATCACCCCAGCAGCGCGGAACACGCCACGCCACACGTCGTAGTCCGAACGGGGATCGATCGGCTTCCCCTCCTTGTGCCACACCAAGTCGTGCGGATTGTCGGTGCGGAGTTTCTGCATCGCCACATACAACGGCGGCAACAACGGCACCTCACGCCAACCAGCGTCCGTCTTCGGCCGGGTGAACAACAACGACCCCTCACATTCCTGGTACTCGAAATGCGCCGGCAGGTCCCACCGGGACTGCGGGCATGCCCATGCCCGTGTCTTCCCGCAAGGCCAGTACGGGGGTTTTTTGGGCATACGGTCGGGCCGGGCCAGCGGTGACGGTTCGGGTAGAGGATCCCCACAGCCGTGGACGCGGGTTTCCGATTGCAACTGCCAAGCGATGGTGATCCATCCCTGAGCGGGGTTGTCGACGTAGGGCCAGCGCAGGCCGAGGAGTTCCCCACGGCGGGCGCCCGTCAGGAAACCGGCGGCGATCCGCACCGCATCTGGTTCGTCGCACACTTGGAACGCGGTGTGGATGATGTGCTGCGCCACGTCCGCCGGGAAGCCGTTGCGTTTCTTCTTCCGGTACTCGGGTTTGTCGACCAATGCGGCCACATTCCTGGTCGCCACACCCTCCGCTACCGCATCGTCCAAGGCTTTCTGGACGATGACATGGACCAGCTCGGCGGTGCGGGAGGCCCCGATCTCGGAGTGCAGGTCTCGCACATGCTGCGGGGTGAGTTTGTCGATGCGTTTCGCGCCGAGGATCGGGTTGATGTGGTTGTGGATGGCGGCCCGGTAGTCGTTGAGGACGCCGGGGCGGACTTTACGTTTGGCGTGGATGTTGTCGATCCAGTGCAGCATCCACTTCTCCACAGTTGTGGATGAGGTGGTGGCGATGCGGCCCTCTTCGACGTCGCGGCGGAGTTGTTTGAGTTTGGCCATGGCGGTGTTGCGGTCAACGGAGGACACCCATTTGTAGCGGCGGTTGCCGTTGCGGTCGGGGGGTAGTTCTACTCGTCCCATCCATTTGCCGTCGGCGCGTTGGAAGAACGCTCCGTCTCCGCGGGTTCTGCGTTTCTTAGTTGCCATCGTTTTCCCTCCCAGGGGGTCACCCTACGGTTCACCCTACGGTGCTACGCAGCATTACGCAGAATTGCGCAGTATCGGGGGTCTACCTGCGGGTTTGACAACGTTTCTCCTGGTATGCAGCCTATCAACCGCTGACTCTTAATCAGCGGGTCGGGGGTTCGAAACCCTCACGGCGCACAGGTCAGAGGCCATAAGCCTCGCAGGGGATCACCCTAAAGGTAACCCTAGAGTGGATTTCACTTTATCGTTTTCGGCGCTTTGTTGTTGGTGGTTGATAAGTGGCGGGCTGTGGCTGCTCAGCGTCGGGCTGAGGTGTTGGCGGTGGTGGCTCGTGCTGACCGGCAGCATGCGTGGGTAGCCAGCCAACGTGTGAATCGGGGTATCTGATCACCCCTATCAAACGTTGCGATGATGCTACGATTGACGCATGATCGATCGCGACGAGCCGCACGACCGGGAGTGCAATGGTCACTGTGGCTGGAGTAGCACCTACTGCGAGTCGCAATGGCGGGAATTCTTCCACGGCAAGGTCAGCGCGTCATGAAATCTCGCCTCCGGAGTTGGTGGCTAGGCTTGCCATTCCCGCTCTGGACCCTTAGCGCCTGCAAGCCCTTTTCGCCCTGGTGCTTTATCGAGGAGATCTTGTCTGCCGCCTTCCCGCTCACCTTCGGGTGGTGTGATCTAGATAACGGGCTGTTTCACGAGACCTTCATGGGCGAGTGGATTCACGACAAGCACAACGCCGCCATCGAGAAGTATTACGACAAGGATCTGGTGAAGTAAGTGGCGCGTGCTCGTGGTGTGGTGCCGGAGCCGAACCGTAGCCGTCTCATGAAGGCAGCTCGTGCGTCTGCGCGATCGGACGAGAAGCTCCGCCAGGAAGTGATCGAGGCGTCGGCTGCTGGTGGTTCTGTCCGGGAAATAGCCGTACTCACCGGGAAATCAACCAACACAATCCAACGATGGCTCAAGGAGCAATGACATGGAGAGCATCGACACGGACGAACAACTCAACGGCTATCCACCAAACACGGTGATCCTCGATGCGGATGAATGGGCGTGGCAGAAGGACGTAAACCAGGGCTCACACCTGTGGATTCCGGCCGCATTCTATAGCGAATTACTCGTTGATGATGGAGGTCGGCCATCTCTTCCCGCACGCCTCCTATACGTTCCTCATGCCAACTCGGCGAATGAGAGTTGATGTGGCGAAGGATGACATGGACCCCGCGATCGAAGCGGCGAAACGGCTAGCCGACAGCCTTCCCTCGCGTCCTCAGTTGGGGCGAGATCAGAGTGAGATCGACCAGGCGATCGCCGACTTGGTTATTGCCGCTGCCCGCGAGATGGCCAAGCCGATCCGCGAACTATCCCAGGAACTGCGTGCACAGCACTTGACGCAGAACGATCTCAGCGACCAAGCGCGCGAGCGTTATCTTGGCGTTGAGTACGTACTCGAGAAGCTAGCTCCCCTGATCTTCTCGTCGGAAGAGCTGCGCTGATGTGTGGTGGTTGTGAGGGTTCCCAACGATGGCTGAAAGAAGGCATGACATGACTGCAGCTACTGACCGCTACGAAGCTGAACGCGACCCGGATCACTCCACCATCGGTGACTCACTCACTCAGTACTCGATCGCGGGTGAGGCATTTACGGCTGGTGCGCAGTATGCGTTGGATCGCATCGTGGCGACCATCGACCGGGTTCTCATGGACCCGAACACATCCGAGTACCTGACCGACCGTGCCGCGGATATCCTCCGGGGTATTCACGCGGGAGAGCTGTCCTGATGTGTGGTGGTTGTGAGGTTAAGTCGGATGACACCGTTTACGGCATGTGCACCGCTTGCGGCTCCATCGAGGTCGCGTTGACGCAGCCCACTGGCAGTCGGAACCTGAGCCACATAGGCGAATCAACCACCTACCCGACCGGCCACGGATGCGAGATGTGCAACTGATGAACACCGATGATCGTTGCGGCCGGTGCGGTCAACCGTTCAAAGACGGGGAGACAGTGATCGACACCCTTCCCCCAGTGCACCACACATGCCCAAACATGGATGCCTCCGCACGATATAGCCATGCTGAGTGAGGCGCCTCCTGAAGCCTGATGCTTCACGAGGCGTTGATTAAGCCAGGACGTGAACCAGCAGTGCGACGATCATCCCCGCGACGACCGCCAGCCACACCGACCGCCACAACTCCAACTGCGGATCACTCATCATCTGATTCGTCCCAGTAACGATTCACCAAACCGTCCGTGACATACCCCGGCTGCCCTACCGGTGTGATCACCGTCGTCGCGCCCAAGTCCATCTGGTCACCGGTGATGCGTTCCAGGCCGACAACCGCCACATAGTGCGCGACCTGCCAGCCGTCGCCCTGCGCATCCAAACTCTCTTGGATCGCAGCCCGGACAGGATCGGCCGGCCTCACAGTCGCACCCACGTTTTGAGCGCGTCCCACAGGAACCCTACCGTCACACTGTGGTCCAGGAACGTGCACACTCGAACGTTCACGTCAAACCCCTCTCACAGCGCTCATGCGTTCCGGCTCGATGGACAGTCGTGAATGCGCCCCGCAGTTGGTGCAGCGGCGCATCGTGTACGTCAGCACATTCGCCACGTACCGCCGCGGGATCACCACAGTTTCACCAGCGCACCGGTTGCACACCATCAGCTTGTCCTCGCCGTCAACGAACAGTGCGGGATGGTTTTTGATGTGCGGACGCAGGAAGTCGTACAACCCCTGCGTGGCTACCACATCGCCAGCGCAGTACGACACCAAGCGTTCCCGATCCTCAACGCTCTTCCCTGTCACGGCACGTTCCATCGCGCCCCGGTCGTAGCGGTCAGTTTTGGCGGGCAGGCCAACGATCTGACAGAACGCGTCCAAACCTTTGAATGGGGCACCGGATTTGAACTCGCGGCGCAGCACCTTCAACGTGTCAACGGTTTTGAACGGAGGCAGCGGAGGTAACCCGGCCTCCAAATGCAGATCACCCTTCAGCCACGGCACGTCAGCTTCGTCGATGTAGTGGCCGACGACGATATCCGCTTGGGATAGCAGGTTGTGGACGCGCCGCAGGAACCGTTTGCGTCCACCTTTGTCCCATTCGGCGAGCTGGATAACCTCGGGCTGGTCATACCACTTGGCGCACACAATCGTGGTGCGCGGCATGCGGGTCACCGTCTCGTACTGCACATACCGGTTCTTCAGGTCTCCCCTGCCCCACCAGTATTGTTCGGTGATTCCGGGGAGCCGTTCAACGTCGAGGATCAGGATTTTGTTGCGCACACCTTCGGCGATGCGCACCTGGCGCAGGTCGCTAGTCAGCGACATGATGGTTCCTCGCGTGGTGCCGCCACGCTTGCGCGTTCATGTCTGGCATACCGTGTTTGACGAGGACCCGCAGTATGTCGGTGAACCTAACGTCGCCGCGTTTCGCGGACTCCAACGAGGATTTGATCTCTGCGCGTTCCTGCTTCGACCGGGCACCAACCCAGTCACATGCGGGGCAGGTGCGGGGCTCCAAACCTGCAAGATCGGCCAAGAGTGACATTCGGTGTTCCCTTTCCTTGGTGTTTCACCGGTCGCGTCGCTTGTCGCCTTCGATGCGTTCGAGGCGTTCGGTTCGCAGTTCCTCCCTCAACCCTCCGATGTCCCGTTGAATCTGTTTGAATCCGTCCCGCACCAGATCGCGTATCTCGTCGAGGTCGTCGCGCATGTTGGTGTCATGGGTGTTGACGGTCTGCTCGTGAATCTCATCGGTTTTCGCGTCGATCTGTCGGGCACGTTCCCGGCCCTTACGTTGCCCTCGAACAGTGAGGACACCGACAATTCCCGTTCCGATCGCTGCGATCGTGGAAGGTAAACCGATGATGAGCAGTCCTATCAGGTCGATACCATCTTCGGGCTGGTACGCGGCATCCATTGCTTCGCGCACCGATTCCAAGATCATGCGGCAGTGACCGCTCTAGTCGCAGAAGCCGTTCCGGGGTTGCCGCGGCGTTCCGCGCCGATAGACATCAGCAGTGACACCACTGCGGCGCCGCCGGACACTGACAGCACTGACACCCAATCGGTGGCGAGTAGGTCAACCGCGCCCGCGCCGAGTGTGGCGATCGCGGTTTGGGCGAATGTGCGTATGGCCCGCTCGGCGGCGTCGATCCAGAATGAACGTGTCAGCATGGTGCCTCCTATGTGCGTAGGTAGTCGATGGCGGGCTGGGGGTTGTAGTCCACGTGTGGGCCGGTGCGTTTCGCGAAGAACATGCCCGCGTCGAGGATCGCCCGGGTGATCGCGATCGTCTCCGGCAGCGGGGCTTGTACGAGTTCGATCACTTGGGCCAGCAGCGAATCGGGGCCGGTGAACAGGTCAAGGTCGCGCACGATCTGCCATATGGCGTTGCGGACCTCTTGCGTGTCGCCGGGTTCGGTGCAGGCATACAGGTCGCCTTGGTGTGCGTAGTCGCGCCACCACGGCGGGGTGTCACGCATGCCGTTCGATGAGACGCCCTGGGTGTTGGATGGGGCCATTGGGGAGCCGCCGTGATCAGCCCACACGTGACCGAGTTCGCGGTTCGGGTTGCCCCACGTCACGGCTTTCTCGATGTGCGGTTTCATCCAATGCAGGGAGCCGTCTTCGGGTGCGATGTGGTTCATCCACAGTTCGGAAACCACTACCGCGCCTTGGGAGTAGCCTGCTAGCGCGGCGCCGTGGGTTTCGATGCGTTCGCGCCACCGGTTAGCTTGGTTGTGGGTTTCGGTGATGGCGGCGGCAATGGATTTGCCCATCGGGAATGGTGCTGCGGGGTAGCCGATGGGTTGCCACAGGTATTTGTCTTCGACGGCGCGGGCGGTGTCGGCGTCGGGGCCGATCCACCAGGGAACACCGGTGCCGCACACGGTGATCAGCACGGGCCGGGTGTCCACGACGGGGCGCGGTAGGTAGCCCATGACGTACTTGGTTTCGGCCCCTACAATCCCCGGGATGTACAACCCCGCGCGCAACTGTCCGGCAGCGCTATATCTGGCTTGCATTTCGGCGACTGCTGCCGTCATGGCCTCGTCATAGAGCGGGGTGTCGGCCAAATCGCCCGCGTAGGAAGCGAACTTGCGCCGCATGAACGCCTTGATCTTGCGGATCTCGTCGGAGCTGTCACCGAGCCCGAGGCCAACGTACTGCCCGTCTATGCGCATCAGGATTTGTCCTTGACGTCGTAGCAGCCTTCGACGCCGAGCTTTTCGCCGATCGCGCCCAGTACGTCCACCACTGTGCGGCCGCCGAGCTGCGGCCAGCCGTTCAGGGTGTAGCCGCGCTGCTGACGCAAGGTCTCCACGGCGAGTTCGCGGTCGGTCCAGTCGTCGGGGAACCGCTTCACCTTCGGCGGTTCCGGTTCACTGACACCACCGTTGGCCCAGAAGGCGACGCGCTCGGTGAAGTAGTCCCACGGGAAGTTGGCACCAACATCGGTGTGAGTGCCCCACTTGAACACGTCAGTCACCCACCGGTGATCCGAGATGCCTGGGCGGCCATTGGTGTACGGCGGGGGCACCACGAGCGGGGTGAAGCCGTACTTCTTCGCGTCCTGCACCGCGAGGTAGGCTGCGACGTCGATTGCGTTGGACTGCTTCATCCACTGATCCCGCATCCAGGATGCTCGCGACCCCGCGAAGCACAAGTTGATGCTGATGCTGTTCGCGTTGCCCACAGACCAGGCAGCACGGTCGGTATCGACGCAATCCACCACCGTCACACCACCATCGGACGCCTGGGAGATGGTGTAGTGGTAGGAGACACCGTTGGCGTTCTGGAACCACTTGGCGAGGTTCTCGGCGGCAGCGTCGCCGCCGCCGCCTTCCTGGGTGTGGATCAGGAACATGGTGGGCTTGCCGCTGCGGGCGCTGTTGTTGGCCGACCAGATCGGAAACTCGTTATAGGCGGGCCGGTTTTCGGTCACAGGTTCCTCCGGTGTGGTTTCGTTGAGGGCACGTCGCAGCACCGACCAGGCTTCGTCCCATTTGTCGGCGTAGCGGTCGGGGTATGCGGATTGCTGGACTCGTTGCGCGAACTCGCCGGCCAACCTGGGGTTGTTGGCGGCGCGCCTGTAGTCGTCGGAGAGTCGTTCGAGGAACGTGTTGGCTGCTTGTGGCAGGGTCATCATGTTTTCGGGTGTGCCCCACCAGGGTTCGCCGTTAGGTCCGGGTTGCTGCTGGAAGTAGCCGGAGGAGCGGTTGTCGTCACTGCGGGAGTCGTGGGGGTAGTTCTTCGTGGCGGGCACGCGGTCGTTGGCGGGGCACCACCACTTGCGGTCATCGCCGGTTCCGGTGCCGACCTCGGTGGAGATGGTCATCAGGGCAATGACGGTGGCGAGTTCATCGAGGCCACGGGCTAGGGAGACGGCGTGGACTTCGCGGGCGACTTGTTCGCGGGTGCGTAGCGGGCCTTCGGGTCGGAACCAGGTGAAGCTCATGCCGCCCTCTCGATCGGTAGGGGTTCGCCGCCGTCGCCGTCCGGACCGCCGCCTGTGATTGACGTCGGCGTGACGTGGACCTGGATGTAGGACGAGCCGTCCTGGTTGTGCACTGTGAACCCGACGCGCAGTTCGAGTTCGATCTCCATGCCGCGGTAGGTGACCTTCATGGCTTGCCGCCCAGCAGGAACGGGAATCTCGGCAGCCGGCCGATGATGTTGATGACCTGTTCTGGAAGGTTGGTCAGGTCGGGGAGTTTCGCGACGATCTGGTCATCCAAATCGGACAGGTCGGGCAGGTTCTCGGTGATCCTGTCGGCGATGCGGTCGGCGATGCGGTCGGCGATCCGGTCGGCGAGCGGTCCGAACAGTTTGAGCAGGACGATGCCTAATCGGTCCATGTCCGGGGTTCCTTTCGGGCATAGAAAACCCCGCGCACCCAAGTGGGTGGCGGGGCTTTTTCTGGGGTGGGTTTAGAAGTAGAACAGAGTGTCGCGTTCGATGAAGAAGTCGATGGCAGGGTTGCCTGTGGCGAACATCCAGGACAGGACACTGGTGAGTGCGATGCCTCCGAGGAGTCCGGTTCCGAGAGCCCCGGCTATGCGTTTCACAGTGCACCTGCTTGGCAGGGGCTTGGTCACGGCAGCCTCCTGACCGTGACGCGGGACGTGTCGATCAGGTGCCTGCGACCTTGGTCGTCAGCGACAGTCAGGACGGTTCCTGTGGTGAAGAGGACTGTTGCGTTCCAGCCGGCGGGGCCGCGGGATTGAACGTGGATCTTCATGGCGGGTCACCAGGTGTCGGTGGTTTCGACGTGGTGGCGGCCGCCGCCGCAGTGGCGTACGCACTTGTAGATGTGTTTGGTGCCGTCCATCTTGGGTGTGCCGTCGGCGTGGGTGGCGTATGTCCAGTCGGCTCCTGCGCCGCCGCTGCCGGTGGCGCATGCGTGCTTGTAGATCTGCCCGTGGCCGGTGCCGTGATTCGCGCAGTGGGCGGGTGCGGCATCAGCGACTGCGGGTATTCCGAGTGCGAGTGCGGCGATTGCGAAGACAGTCGCGGTGGTGGTGCGTAGCATTGGTGGGCCTCCTGTTGGGGGTGGGCCGTCCGGCGGGGTTGGTTTCTCAGGCCTTCGCCCCGCCGGGCGGTGTCTCAAGTTGATGAACGCGAGTCTAACCGCGTTTGACCACGTGCACAAGTGTTTCTTTGAGATACACTCCTAGATGTGACAATCATCGACCGCATGATCGCCAACCGGCAGAAACGCGCAGCGACTATCGCCGAGCTTGATGCCGAACTGGCTGCCCTCGTCTACGAGGCGATGACTGTCCACGGCATCACGTGGCATGACATTGGCCGCGCCCTGAAGATTTCCAAGCAGCGTGTGTATCAACTCCGCGCTGCTGGTGACCCGAACCGTTAGCGAGTTATTCCCACTCGATCAGGACGTAGCCGTCACCGCCCTTGCCGCTGCGCCAGGCGTTGGCGGAGGAGAGAAAGGACCGACCACCGCCACCGCCGCCGCCGTACAAACCGCCGTCGCCCGCGGCGTAGTCGTCGGAGCCCGGGGGGCGAGGTGCGGAGATGCGGTCTCCGCCGCCACCAGGACCGGGTTGTCCAGCAGCCTGATCCGGGCCGCTACGTGGGTAGGCGGATGTGGTACCCCCCGCCCCGCCGTTGTCCGAAGAGACGTTACCGCCGCGCCCGCCGTTGTAGGTGGTGCTGCCGTCCCCGCCACCGCCACCACCACCGCCGGCTGCGCCGCCGGAAGTGTTGTTCACACCGGCACCGCCCGCAGCGTTGTAGTCACCGGCACCGCCCGCAGACCCGTTCGCGACTGTGGCTGACACGCCTATCGCGGACGCGGTTCCACCGCTACCCGCGGAGCCGGACGAGCTGCCTCCGCCGCCTCCTGCCCCACCGCCTCCAGCGGTGAGCTGAACGCTTCCCGACGAGAACAGAGATGATCCGCCCGCGTTGCCCGGCTTTCCGTTGGCGGACGAAGATCCGAGGTCGGTCACGGCTGCGCCGCCAAGACCGCGCAGTACGGTGTACGTGGAGCCCATGGAGGACTTGGGGACCCAGACTCGGGACACCTTCGCCCCGCCGCCGCCTCCGCCGCCGCCGGACCTGTTGTTCCCGGCCCCAATTCGCCGACCGGTGCCGCCGCTGCCTCCGCCGCCGATAAGAGTCACCCAGCAACCGGAAGCGCCCTCGGGCACCTGCTCGTCGATCAGATCCTCGTAGCCAGGGTCTTCGCTGGAAATGCTGAACGGGGTGAACGTGGGCCACACCTTGTCAAAGCTGGTCCCGTTCCACGTGTACAACTCAGGGTTGACGAACGCCGACCCGTTCCACACCTTGAACGCAGTGGGGTCAACGAACGCCGTGCCGTTCCAAACTTTCACGGCACCACCACGTACAACACACCCGCCGTGCCGGTACCGGGCAGGGTGGTTCCCATCCACATGCCCTCAGCGGTCCCAGACTTCTGCACCGACCCGTCCGCCTTGGTGAGCGATGCTTGCACACCCGTCGACATTTTCGACGCCGCGATCGCCGCCGACGGGCTGACATGGGTGTTGGTGATCGACCCGGACGCAATCTTCGCCGACGTCACCGAACCATCGGTAGGCACACGCTGATCTGACAGGCGCGAATCGTTACCCACGCACACCGTGGAACCACTACTACCCACGGGGATGCGAGCAATGTCCAAAGTGCCCGAGGAGATATCGGAGGCCGAATGCGTGTGCGACGCGGCGGCCTTACCGTCAAGCTGCGTCTGAACATTCGACGTCACACCATCGACATAATTCAACTCCGCCGTTGACGCCGTAATGCCGTCCAAGACGTTGACCTCGGAAGCGCTCGCCGTCACATCGGTAACATCGGCCAAAACGTGGTCGTGGGCGAGGTCGGCCTTATCGTCCAGCCCCTCATGCGCCCCTTCGATACCGTCCTCGATGTGGTTGAGACGGTCCGCCGACAACGGGGTGTTCGTCGAGGGAACGTTCTCCCACGACTGCTTCGAATAAGCCATACCAAACCCCCTCCTTAGGGTTGCGCCCGCAAACCCCTCGGCACCAGGCACGAATAACCGTCACCCGGAAGCACCGCAAGGGCGGTGTTGATCATTTCGGTGATCGCCGAAGACCGATCCAACACGGTCGCCGGGGGCTGACCCTCGGCGGTGACCTCCCACCCGCCAACCACGCGGGCGGCCTGCACAATCAGCGTGCCGTCACGGTCAAACAAACCCATCATGTCGTTGCCGAACGCGACGATCTGATGATCAGTTTTGATGTTCAAAACAGTTCCCCTATCCAGGATTTCAGGCGACTATGCGCGGCGTTATGGAGATGCTCGCGCCCGAACCGGACACCTCCACGTCACCGTCGTCGAAAGCCTCCGAGCCGACGAACGTGCCCGACGAGCTGGCCGACCAGATGCCGCCCTCCACGTAGGTGCCTGCTGCCACGGAGATTTCAACCTCGTCGCCGGTGTTGGTGCCCGAGGAGCCCGACGTCCACGACGTCTGCTCCCGCGCATATCCACCACCCGTGGCTTCATTCGCCCCTGTGGTGCCAGCAGCTCCGGTATGCACACTGATCCAGTCACCGAGACCGGCGATGGCGTCCGACGCTGCCTTGTGAGTTGCATTGGGAATGCCCATGATTGTTTCCTTTCGGGTTATACGGGATTGAGCGGGACCGCCATGGCGGCCCATGTGCCCGACGAGCTTGTCGCCGTGAAGTTCGTGGCCGTCGTCGCGTCGCTGATGGTCAGGATCGGGAACAGGCCCGAACCCGAGAATCGGTTCGTTCCGCCAGAGGGTGTAAACGTCCGGTTCCCCATGTTGGCGAACGAAACGACTACCCGGCCACCGTCTCCAGGCGCGGACGCCGACAGGCTTGCCGAACCACTGTTTCCGTATGACTTCTGCACAGTGCCGGTGGTGGTCGCGTTCAGATACGAGGCCGCGACAGCGCCCACCCACCCGAAGCCGGTGGGCTTGTTGACCGTCACCTGCTTGGACCCGCCAGCAACACCATGAATGACATACAAGTGTTGAGAACCTTCGCCAGCGTTATTGTTTAGAGCCTGGCTGCCGATAAGCGTCATCGCTGATCCGTCGTAGGTGACAGAAGCGATCGTGTCGCTGCCCTGTACAACCAGTGACACCAGTACCGACGCTCCGGCGGTGGCCGTGTGGTTGAACGAGAACGTCGACGTCGCTTGCTGGGACATGGTTACCGCGTCGAACGCCACCGGGTCAACACCGTCATTACCCACAGCGTCCATACCGATTTCCGGGGTCAACATCAGCTCGAACTCGCGGTAATACCGCTCCGCGCCGGACATTCCAACCTGCGGGGACAGTTCGATCCCGAAGCCCTTCGTGAACCCGAGTGCGGTACCCATGCCGACCTGCGGGTCCAGTTCGATACCGAACGACCGCGCAAACTTCGGCGCGGCCTCGAACCCCAGGCTCGGCGTGAACGACAACCCGAAACCGGGAGACTGCGCGCGCGGCGTCGGGAACAGCGACACCGACGGATACAAATCCTCGGACGGAAACACCGGCTCGAACGCCGCCGGACCACGAATCGCGATATACGGCGCGAACACCAGACCGAACGACGCCTTGCTGTGGCTGGCCGCCCCCATCCCCAGCGAAACCGGCACCGACAAACCGAAACTCGCACGGTTGTGCGCCACGGCGGACATGCCGATCTCGGGGGTGAGGGTGACGCCGAACTCTTGTTTCGGACCGCCGTAGCGGAATCCCACCTCCGGGGTGATGGTGACGCCGAATGAGACGTGGGACTCAGCCCACCAGCCAACAGCCACGCTTATCCCCCAATCTGCAAGTTCACCGCCATGCCAGCCCACCTGTTCGGCTGCGCCGATGTAGCGCTCACCGTCCCCGTCCTCGTGGTTGTGTTGACACACAGGGGCGGGGCGATCCCCGACTGCTCCGCGCGCAAGCGCGCCCCCAGAATCGTTGTCAGCTTGGACGACGACACCCCCCCGGCCCCGGCCGAGAACGCCTGCAGCGTCACCCCGCTCGGTACCGTCACCGGCTGACTGTGCGCGGTGCCGTTGCCGTGCGCGAACGTGGGGGTTCCCACGGACACAACATCGTTGAATGAAATGGCATACGCACTCACCCAGCCCGGGCCGGTGGCCTTCATCTGGCGAGCAACGCCGGAGCCTGCGTTCTCCATGCGGAAAATCGCCAGGCCCCCATTCGCCGGATCGCCATTGTGCGAAACGGACCCGAGAAGTACACCGCCGGCGCCGCCATACGTGGCCGACGGGGCTGAGCCCGCGCGGTCCCACGCCACCACCGCGAACACCGTGGCCCCCTCGGAGGCCTTGAAGTTCACAGTGGCGCTACCGACACCAGCCCCAGCCCCCGACACGGCATCAAACCCAACATCCACCGGCTCCGGCGGCACCGGCCAGTTCTGGTCATTCGTAATCGTTCCGGGATACAGATACTCCGCCACCCGCACCCAAATTCGCGTGTAGCCCGCGGCCGGGGGGTTGGAGGTATTCGAGTTCTCGTGCAGCGTGAATGTCGCACCCGAGTCCCGCTCAAAGAAAATCGTGGACGACCAGCCACCCGAGAACAAACCGGGATGGCCGAACCATGTACCGAACGACTCTATCCCGTACCCGTAGTAGTACTCGGAAGGAATGTAGAACCCGTTCGCGTACGGGTCCCACCCTGTGGAGTGCTTCCAGAACGTTGACAGCCACGCGTCATACGACTCCGGTGACAGGCCCATCGCGTTGTCCCGCAACGCCTCCGCGAACTTCGTGTAGTCGTTGATGTTCGTCGCCAGCGCCCCGGCAGCGTCGAGGAAGTTCGGGTTGAACGTGTCAGCGATCGACGCTGGCGGTGGAACTGGACCGATCGGCGGCCATGACGTTTCCGTAAGCCCAAGAGGGTCTATGATGTCTTCTTTGAAAATCTGCTTGATCGGCCGGTGTTCCGGGTCAACGATCTCCAGCACCATGCCGATCAGGGCGAAATTCGAGTTCGTGTACAGATAATCGGTGCCGGGATAGAAGTTTGACGGCCCCTTCATCGTTGACAGGAAGTCCTTCGCGCCCGTCCATGGCCACGTGGGGAACAGCGTGACCCAGAGCGCGTTGATACCCGCCGTGTACTCGGCGATCCCGGACCGCATGGACAGCATGTGGCCCATCGTGATCGCCGTGCCGTTCGGGATGCCCGGAACGTACTGCTCCAGCGTGTCATCCAGGGTGATCAACCCCTTGTCGACGGCCTGGAAGAACGCGATCGCGGTGAACATTTTCGTGGAGCTGCCCATGCGGAAGTGGTCATCCAACGTCAACGGGCGAACAGTGCCGCCCACGGTGGTGCCATACGCTTTCGCGTAATTGCCGCGCGGACCGGTGATCTGCAACATCACCCCCGGTTGGCCGGTTTCCGCCCTGGACTGCTCCACAATCAGATCCACCATCGCCTGATCCTCCGGCGACAACAAATCACCCGCAGCATGCGCGGGCGTGGTGAACTCGTAGGTATCCGACGGGTCCGACAACCAGCCAGCGTTGTCCACCGTCTTCACATAGAACTCGTAGGTGGTGTTCGACTTCAAACCGTTCGTCCCATACGGCGGCAGCACCGGGTCGGGATTCAACTGAACAAAATCACCAGGGGCGTCTTTCTCTTTCGCGTAAACGAAATAGCCTTTGATTGTCATACGTCAGTAGCTCCAGACCACGTGATCGTGATAGTGCTGAAAGTTGAATCGACCAGCTCCACCAACGTCGGAGCAGTGGGGGGCGTCAAATCCGGGTCAGGGTCAGGCAGCGGGTCGGGCCGGAAGAACACCCAGCCGCCACCAGGAGCGCCATTTCCGCCGGACTGAAAGGCCGCCAACGAGCCCTTGCCGCCGTTACCGGCACCACCAGCGGGCGCACCGTGGCCGCCCATGACCTTCTGGTCAACGCCGCCCACATAGTCCTGCTCGTTGAACGTGAACGTGCCCGGGCCTCGGCCAACAGGTTTCGACAGAAATCCTTCAGTGGTACCCGCCGAGCCGCCCTCGGCGACAATGGAATACGTGTCACCCCCGGGCGTGGAGATAGACAACGTGGTGTTACCGCCGGCCGCGCCGTCACCCGGACCGCCCACGCCACCAGCGCCCGGGTCGAGGGTGATGATGGCGTTGTCGCCGAAATGCTCACCGCGCACCCATGTGGTGGCGTTGAACTTCCCGGGCTGGCCTGCCTGACCGTTGATGCCCAACGCCCAGCCCTGCGCGCCACCACCACCGCCACCGACCGCAACCGGGTCGATGTAGTTCACCCAGTTCGGCACCGGGAACACCGTGGCCGCGGTACCAAGATAGATTTTCATCGGGTCGTGGTGATCACCGCCGGAACCCGTATCCACGGCGATACTCACCCACGGCACATCGCCCGAGCGGGTCACCGACGCCTTCACAATCGACGACGGCGGGCTATCCGGCGACGTGTTGTTTCTGGTGGCCGCCAGCGACACAATCTGCGACGTCGGATGATTCGGCAAGTCCGCCACACGGCCACGCACATAATGCGTACCGCCCACCGGGACAAGCTCATAGGCGTACGCCTCAGACGCCACCACGGGAACCGGGTCATCCAGCTCGTAGGAGATGAACTCCCCGGGCGCGGCCGTGCCGCCCAAAAGCCCCACGATGTTCGGGGAATGGTGCACCAGCGTCCAGTCGCCCGACGTCAAGTCGACCTTCCAGATGTTGACGTAGAACTCGGTGATCCCTGAAAGGCCGTAGCCGATCCACGACACCACGCCCAGCGGCATCGACTCTTCAATCAAGTCAACGCCGATGAGCGAATTGCCCTGCGTGGCCTCCAGCCACGTCGTGACATTCGACAGCGGGAAGTTGGACCGCTCCGACGGCAACAAACCACTATCGACGGGCTTGTTGGTCCTGATGCCAAGGATGTCCCACGAGAACAACCCCAAGCTGGCACGCGAGGCGATCTCCTGCAACACGTTGAACAGGTCCGCGATGCCCGCACCAATACCCGGAAGGCCTACCAGGCCACCGACAATGCTGTTGACGATGTTCTCGATGGTTTCCCGCAGATTCTCTGGCCCCAGCATGCCGGCGATCGACTCGGGGGAGATGTTGCGCAAAGCGTCGAACAAATCCTCCAGCGTGTTCTCAACGGTCTGCACGCCGCCGCGGATCGCCGACACCACCGTGTCAATCGTCAACTGCACCCGGGCCAACAAGGTTTGCAGAATCTCCGGAAGACCCTCGACCCACGACTGCTGAATAACGCCGGTCTGCTTGACCTCGGCGTCATCCCACCAGAACGTGCCCGCAGTGGCGTCTTCGGTCACCACGAACCGGGTTTGCACACCAGTCACCCCGGCGGGTACCCGATACTCCCCTGACAACTCCTTACCGGGCCACGCCAAATCTTGATCCTGCGGGGCGTACGCGTTCAAATCCACAGGGGCCTGTGCAACGCCGTCGATGTACGGCACCACCTGCAACCGAATCGGCGCGCCCGTGCCCACATACCCCTCATGCGACACAAACACCCGGGCAGTGATTGTCTGGCCCTCGCTGACCGCGAAGAAATCCCCCGCATTCTGGCCCGAACGCAGCGCCTTCAACGTGCCGTCGGCAATAACCTTCCCCGCGCCCGTACCGTCACCGCTACGCGAATGCGACGGGTCCACCACCCAATCCGCATTGCTACCGACCGACCCCTCAGGGAACTTCGGTGCGGGCAGAATGTTCGGCGTCTGATTCGAGATGCCACCGATAGGCAGGATCGTCAACAGACTGGGCAGCAGATTCCGCAGCGGCGCAATGATGATGTTCACCAGCTGCACCGCAGCCTGGATGGGGTTAAAGCTCGGATCGTTGAAGTTGATCGACTGGAAGAAATTCCGGATGTTCGTGAAGAACTGGGTCAGTTCCTCAATCCCGCCACCAACAAGACCCGTGATCGCCTCGATGATGTCCCCGAGGATGGGGATGTTCAATGCCCAGTCGCGCAGCTGGTCGAACGACGCCTCACCAGGGATGAACACCCCAGCAACAGCGCGCACCACCCACGCCAAAAACTGTTCAATGAACTGCTCACCAATCTCAAGCAGCTGCTGAACAGTGAACGGACGCTGCCACTGCAACGCCGACTGCTCCGGGTGAATACCCGGCTCAGACGGCACCGCATGCGCCCACTCCGGCAACGGATCAAACGATGACGTCATGACAGCGGAAGAACCTCAACCGAAAACATCGACGTGGAAGCGGAAGTCGTGTACGTCACCGAACCTGCTTGCCGTTCACACCGGAAATAGATCGTCGCCGGTGTACCGGCCGTCACACGATCAAACCCATCCGATGAACCCGCCGCAGGTCCCGCCACCAGGATCAGCCGCTCCGATTGCGCCACACCGGGGCACCGTCCGATCACGTTGCCGCCAGTCTCACCGTTCAAACGGGCCACAAGATCAACCCGAACATCGGCTCCCTCACCGGTGACGACCGTGTAGCCCTGCACGCGCGGCCGCCAATCGAACGGCTGCGCCGGGATCGACACCTGAGCCAGAGTCGAGTTCGCATTGCCCGAGGCGGTGTTGCTGATCGACGCCGGAACATACCGATCCCCCACACGTTGCGCCGCCAACACGAACCCGTCAGCGGTCGAGTTCACCACCGGCACCTGCCCCGCGACTGGGGACGGGTCCACATCCGTTGGGTCCCACACCGCCTCACCATCCGCGCCCTTCGCACCCGCGTGCAGGGCGAGGTTCAACCGGTACACGCCAGGCGTGGAAGTGGACGGCGGTGTGATCTCGGTGAACGACGCTTCCGCCGGGGTTGGGTCGTCCGGGTCCAGCTCCGTCAAGTTCACCGTCGTATCGAACGTGGCGGGAACACCCGGTTCGCCCTTCTCGATCGCGGGCACGCCAACACCGATACCGCCCTGCGGCCGCAACTGGAGGATCGCCGCGCCAGCAGTCGGATCGACAGGAATCTCCACGATTCCCTCAAACAAGTAATGAGTCCCAGCGGGGTTCAAAGGCCACGACATTAGGGCACGCTCCATTCAATGTTGGGCGAGTTGCAGAAGAAATAGGATTGGGGACGCTATCCCTGCGGTGACAGTGTGAGCACCGACAACGTTTCAAAAATCCCCGTGATGAACCGCTGATGCTTCGCCAACGGGGCCTCCGACTTACGGCCATCCCCCATTTGCAGAAGAACCTTCCGCTCATCCTGGGTAACCCGCCACATCACATTCTCGATGTAGTCAGTCACCATGCGGGTACGAGACATGAACACCAACGACATCAGGCCGCCACGAAACACGTCACGCCCCAACGCATACTGGGCACCGTTGCGGAACTGCACCGTCGCCGTCGTCTTACCCTGCGAATCAAACAAAGCGTTGATGAATGCAAAGACTGTCTCGATGTTGTACGGCGCTGAGGCTGTCGGATAGAACCGCTCGATCGCCGGATGGTACGGGCCAACTTCGTCACGGCGGTCGTAGTGTTGAATCAACTGGAACGCCAGGAAGCTGTTGTTCAGGAACCCCGACAGCAGATCGGACGGTATGCCGGTGAATCCGACGACGATCATCAGCGAGTCGATAAGCCATGCGAAGGTGGCATTCATCAGGTCGTTCAACCACTTTGGGGAACGCCCACCAATGATGTGCTGCCAACCCTCGGGGGTGTGGTCAGTGATCGTGCATGCATCGATGCCGGTGTCCTCACCCGGCTCAGGCGCCACGAAATACGCGTACGGCTGCTCAAAATCCACACCCAACGCGGGCGCATAAAACACGCCATCCATGCCGGGAACCTGCTTGATGACAGGTTTGAAGATGTCCCCCAGCGACCCGCCAAGGTCAATCGTGGTGCGCAGCACCGAATCCAGCACGGTTTTCGTCGGGCCAGTGATCTGCGACCGGTCCACTGTGGAAAACACGTAGGTAGGCTGGTCCAGGTTCGCCCACCGGTCAGGCTGCGGATCACCCGGCAGCCACAAATCCATGCGAGTATCCACACCGTACGACTGGGTAACGTCCTTGATGACGGCCTGAACGGTTTCCATCCGCACTGTCCGCGCGACCATCGGCGACGTGTCCAACAACGGATTGGTGCGTGACACATACACCGGGGTTCGCAGCATGCGGGTAAACGCCTGCACCGACAACCCATCACGCGACAACGCCTGCAACACAGTGCCGAACCATGCCCGGATATCCGGGTTCAACGACAAGCCGTTGTTGATGAACTCCAGCCACCCGGACTGCAACCGCAGAGCGCATTCTGCGACCATGTTCTCAACGACGGTTTGCAACGCCCACACGAACACCGCGTGTGAGAACGGCTGCGCCTGAATCGGCAGCCACCACGACGGCCAAATCACGTAGTAGTTGAGGATGTCGCGGATACCGCGCAGTTCAGCGGTGCCGGTCCATGCGCTGTCACGGTACTCGTAGGTGTGGTTCTTCGTGTAGAACGCATACCGCAAACCGGCTGTCTCGACGATGACACCGACCATCGTCTTTTTGCAGTCCATGAACAAAGGGATGAGGGGACTGTTCCCTTTGAGGACGATCCGGCCGGTTTCAACATCGTTGCGCGGGTCAGCACCCGACGCCTCGATCAGGTCGCCACCGACAGCGCCCATCGGCTGCCAAAACTTGTCGCACACCGTGAACCGGAACGACGTGTCTACCTTCGATTTGCGTTCTGTCAACGCCCGCGCGGTTCGTGCGATCCTGTTGGGGTCGCCGGACTGGAGGGCGGATTGCCATGCTGCTGTTTCGCGTTCAAACTTCGACAACCGTCATCCCCTCCCTTCCTGGTTCACAGGCGCCACAAATTCACCCCTCACCGAGGTATCGGCCGGGGCTTGCCACTACAGGGGCTACATCGGGTAGCGGCGCAACGGAGTCCCCGAAAGAATCACCTTCGAGTCAGCGTTGCCACCAACAATTTCTGTCTTCACAAAGAACTGCTGCGCCGGTTCGCCAGGTGACTTCGCGGGGATCGCCGCGTTCTCACTGAACCGGCCCGACAGGTACTTATAGAAATTGCCCTGCGGGGGAACAATCCCGAACAGCGACCCAATCTGGTCGGTGAACGCGTTCCGCTCCGAGAAGAACGACAACAACGACTTCACCGCCTGCTGGAAAATGTTCAACTCCTGCGGCGACGGTGGCACCGACGTCAAATCCTGCACCAACGTCGTCTGTGAGCGCGGGTCGGTACGTAGGAACACAATCTGATTGGGCAGCAGCGGACCAAACTCCACATACTCATCCGCGCCGGGACCGTCATACAACCGGAACGTGCCCGGGCCAAACAAGGTCGCATCCCAATACATCGGCTGGTCACCAACATTGACCATCGACACAAACCCCGACTGGGTGACATTCGCATTGTCGCCAGCCGACACTTTCCGCACCGGAGCTGGTGTCGCCTGCGTGATCAACGCGCCACCGGCCTGCATACCAAACCCAATACCCCGATAATCCGGGCCAAGTTCACTACCGGTGCCGGTTTCCTTGTGCGACAAGATCGGCAACCCGTTACGCAGCACCTTGAACATGCGGGGATTACCCTCATAACCCGCGACCAGGGTGAACTTTTCCCCGATCAGCGGAGCCACCAGCAGCGGCCGTTGAAACATTACTGTCTGCGAGAAGTTGTTGAACCTCGACAGTTTGATCCAGTTGCCCTGCACCCGCATGCGGATGCCGTTGCCGTCCCAGTCGCCGTTGCTGTCGCGGCCCATGCGTGCCCACAGGTCGTTCGCCCCACTATCAGGGAGGCTCCATTCCTGGAACCCGCCGAGCACCATCGACACAACCTGGTTGTCGGTGTCAGTGTCAAAGTCCTTGTACGGGCCGCACACCACTTCTCGGGTCTCGGTGGTCAGAGGATCGTCCGGGTCGTCCCGCCACCTGGCCTGGTCACCGTTGGAGTAGATGTATCCGCCGCCGTCACCCTCGTAGTACAGCGGCCAATCCGCGCCGAGGTCCTGCGAGCCCGTGGTGTCGTAGTTGAACGTGTCGGTCATCGACTCGTACTCGAACTGGAAACTCGCCGTGTAGTCGTAGGTCCGCCAGAACCCCGAATCGGCCCGCAAACGAAGACTTTCACGCTGCCGCTTCCCGATCTCCAACGGTGCCTGCGGCGCTCCTTGGAACCACCTGACCGGCGCCCACCAATGACCCATGTCGTGGGTGAGGAAGTTCAGCGTCGATTCCTGCTTCGCGTCGATCGACGCGACCAGATCGCGGTAGACGCGGCGCGTCCACTTCGGCGACCGGCCACGGCATTCCACCCCGACCTCGACTTCGATCGGGTCGTAGAGCGCATCAATGTTGGTGATGCCATCCTCGGTGGCGCCCTTTTGGTCGATGTGTTTCCACGGCGGGATCAGGCCCTTGAGTGAGGTGAGGTGCACCATCTCCGGGGCTACAACCCGGTCAGGGACCGCCATCCCGCCCATCATGTGGAAAGTGATCGACCCGTCGTAGGCGTCGAGCCACATCATCGGCTTTTCACCCTTGGCGAGGTCATACCATCCGTGCGGGGTTACACCAGTGGCGGGGTAATGCTTCTTAGCCATTTACCCTCCCGGCATGACGTACTGGTTTTGCAGGTGATACGCGATGTCGCGGCCTGTTCCGTCTTCGGTGGCGCGCTGGTTGTTGACCGTGATGTTCGTGTCGCCACCCTGGTTGACTTGGGTTTGACCCTGGCCTGTGGCTTGCGGATCAATGTCCTTGCGCTGCTGGGATGCTTGGCCGGCCAGGTTCGGCAACGCCGGGGCCGCACCAGCAATCCCCCCGGCAATGCGGGTGATCCAGTTGTTGTTCGCCAAATCCGAACCACCCGTAGGCAAGAACGTTTCCATCAACCCTTGGGCGCCGATCGCGGCGACTTGACCGCCGTACTCGATGGCACGGTTGATCAGCTTCACCCCAGTCTGCGCGGCCTGACCCGCACCCGGGGCCATCGCGTCCAGCGCCATACCACCGGCCTGCACCGCCATGCCGAGCGCACCACCACCGTCCATGCCGATACCACCGGAACCGGACCCGGCATACGGTGCGACGTTCGCCCCGATATTGGTGGTGTTCGTCGGCCCGCCAGTGAACAGGCCTTGCGGTGCGCCAGCGGCCATCGGGCCGCCACCGCCGCCCGTGGTGGGCAGCGGGGCAGGATTCGTCGCCCACGCACCCGACGACACCGGAGCCGGCGGGTTATTCAACGCAGGGTTGGTGTTCTGCGGGCTGTACAACCCCGGAGCACCCGCCGCCGCCGCCGACCCGCCAGGAACCGACGTCACCGGCCGGTAGTAATGCGACGTGAACGCCGGATCGTCGGCGCCCGTGCCGCCAATACCGCGCCGCGCCGCTGCCGCGTCACTGCCCCAGTTGAACGGGGTGCCGCCAGGCAGCGTCGCCTGCATGTGGCTGGCGTTGAAACCGACCCGGAAATCGCCAGGCCCGCCCATGCCCTTGACGAATCCACGCGCAGTCAACCACTCGTCCGCATTGTGGGTCGACATGCTCGCGCCGGTCGTCGGGCGGCCATCCATCAAGTTGACCAGATCCTCAACAGCGCTAGAACAATCAGCCAAACCCTGCGTCAGGTCGCCGCGTTGTTCTTGTGTGTACCGGCCCGCCGGAACGTTGGCGAGTAGCGCCGCGTCGCCGGGATAGGCACCGATCGGCGTCATGGACACACCGGTCGCACCGGCGGACGGGTAGGAGCCCCGGTCATACTGGTTGTTCTGGTACTGCGGCCCGAACACACCCTGCGCCCCAAGGACACCCATCAACCCGTGCCCACCCTGGGTCGGGCTATACGCCGAAATGGCCTGCAACTGCCCCAACAACGGGGCAGCAGCAAGGTTCGCCACGAACTTCGTGATGTTCTCCGCGATCCCCGCCAAACCCTTCGAGATACCGAAATCCTGATCAAGCTTGGCGCCGATCTGCCCCAAATCCTTGGCATGCTGATCGGTTTGCTTCGTCAGCTTCTCGTACTGATTCGCCCGCGCATCCGACATGCGCATCTCGGCGGCCTGAAGGTCACGTTCCGCTTCGATCACATCGTTACGGGCCTTGAGCCGGTCCTCTTCGGTCGCCTCGGTGGACTGCTCCAACTGGGCCGCGCGGGCACGCTTCTCCGCCAGTTTGTGGCGGGCATCCAGATACGACGATTCAGCGGAGAACACGGCAGCGTCCTGCGGCATGCCAGGAATCCCCGGCGGCAACGTCGTGTCATACGGCAACACCGGTGCATCCGGCAACTTCGGGCCAGACGACGACGACCCGCCGGCACTACCCGCAGCGCCCGGAAACAGATCAGCCAACGGACCATCATGACCCGCATCCGCAGCGGCACCAGGACTCCGACCATGCGGGCCATTTCCCCCACCGACACGCGTCGATTGCCAGTCAGGAGTGTCAGGACGACCCGGAACGCCCCACGGCGCAGTGAAACCACCGGCCCGCTGCCACGCTGTAGGATCGTCCAACAGATTCATCAAAATCTCGTCTGGGCCAAGCTTCGGTGCGAGATAGGTGCGAATCCACGCCTGCCGCCGCCGCAACTCTTCGGGATTATCAGCCGCCTGCCGCTCCCACTGAGCTGGCGTCAACTGCCCCCCAGGACCGCTGTAGTACGGGTCGTTAAACCGAGAGTCCTTGATAGCTTCGTTCACCTGATTGATCACCGGCACCAGCGCGAGGATCGCCCCAGCCGCGCCAGCAGCCAAACCAGGCATCCGCTTCAGATGGTTGTTCGCACCAGCAAGCGAGGTAACGAGATTCCCCACCGTAGAAAGCACACCAACGGACTTCCACGCAATGAACGCGGCCGCGACGGTCTCCACGCCGATTCCCATGTCGCTGAGGACATCTACGACCTTGCGGATCGTATTCCACAAATCCTGAGCTGTATCAACAGCGTCTTCAAACACACGCTTGATGTCGTCCTTGTGGGCAACGATCCACGCGTTCAAGTCATTCAACTTGTCGGTCACGTTGTTGATCGACTTCGCCAACGCCCCAGGACCCTCAGTAGTGTCCAACGGGTCACCAAACAAAGCCGAAATGAAGTTCGCCCCAACACGACCCACAGCAGCGTTCATGTTCGACAAAGCGCCGTCAACAGTGTCGGCCAGCTTCTTCGACATGCCACCGAACTGGCCCTCAATCGCCTGCACAAGCATGCCGAACGAAATCGTGCCGTCCTGCGACATCTTCTGAATCTCGGCGCTCGTCAGGCCGAACTCTTTCTGCAACGCCGCCTGAACATTGATGCCACGCTCATTGAGCTGCAACATCTCTTCGGCCTGCAACTTGCCCTTGTTGAACACCTGGTTGAAAATCACGGCCAGGTCGCCGAACTTCTGCCCAGATGCACCCGCAGCGTCCGCGATCGCCGTCAACGCCGCCTGCAACGGGCGACCCTGCTTCACCCCACCAGCAAGGAACTGCGTAGCAGCTTTCGCCGCCTCGTCCAACGCAATCGGAGTGCCAACGACGACCTCGTTGATATCCGACATGATCGTCTTGACCTGCTCGGCGCTGTTCCCCATCGCGGCAAGACGGTGCGATGTCGCATCAAGAGACTTGTACCGATCAAACCCCTTGAACAGGGCAACACCGGCGGCGCCGATGATGCCTGTCGCGGCGGCCGTGAACGCCGTGCCCAACGCGCGGCCAGCCAACGCGCCAGCCTTCGACGCCGCACCCTCATACCCCGACAGGGCAGACGAAAACCGGCCCGCCACAGGCAACGACGACGCAAGAGACGAACTGAACGACGAACCAAACCCCCGGCCCGCCGACACACCATTCGCCGCGAACCCATCCACAATGCGAGAACCCGCGGCCTTCGTCGCACGATCAACCTCACGCGACAACTGCTCACCAGCATTACGCCCAGCGGCAGCCGCTTCCTTGGTGACGTTCTCGCCGATCGCACGGCCAGCAGCCGAACCGCCACGAGCACCAGCAGCAGCCATCTCACGCTCAATGTTCTTCGCCGCCACCGCAGCAGCACGCTCATCAAGACGAGAAATAATGTCCACGTAGATCGGCATCAGACACTCACCTCCCGTCACCAGCCGAACAGATCGGCCTCAACCTCACGCTGCAACTCGTGCGCCTCAACCGACGCTCTCGCTTTCTCCAACCGATCAACCGGGTCCTCAAAAGCGAACGGCTCATACGCCGCTTTACGGCTCTTCGACGCATGGAATGACGCCCTGAACCGGGCGATCTCGTTGTATGTTTCCGCCGCAATCAACTCCGACTCAGACCAGCGGCCCCCGCGAACAGCCCGCGCCACCGCACCATTGACAGGCGCGAAATCCACATACAACTCCCGAACGCGTTCTTCAGCGTTGTCCACGAACCGAACCCCGAACAGGTCCAGCAACTCCAAACTGGACAACCTGCCCTGATGCCAATCGGCGACGCTTAGCCCGAAAAACCGCCGCAGATCACTCGCTATCTGTCTCGGGTACAGTCTCCAGAACCACTGAGCTTCCATCACTTTTCGAGTCGGACTCAGCTCGTTCCGCGATTGTGAAGCCCTGCTCGGTCCACGCCCGCCACACATCCCGGGCGCCAGCAGCACGACCGTTGATCTTCTTCGACCGCAGGACCTCGTAGTTGTCCATGCCCAGCACGACCTGAACGATCCGCACCTCACGCGGCGGCGACACACGCTTACCGTCCTTGAAATACGGGGGGCCTTTCACCGCGCCGGGGCGGGTCTCCGCAGGCAACACCATCTCGTTGCCGTCTCGGTCCTTAACTGTCTGCTCCGGGATGTACAGGTCAGGCTCCCGGTCATAGGTTTCGATCTCTTCGAGGTACGCCTCGTAGGCTTCCAGCGCATCATCGTCGAGCATCCGAAGGTTCGGGTGCGGGGGGATCGTCATGGTGGTGCCGTCGTCGAACTGAAGGACACGATCAGCGAATGGTGAGTCGAACTCGGTGGCCTGTTCACGCGCGGCAGCACCATTGTTTTCAGGTTTCTTCACAGACATCAGGGGCTTCCTTAAAAAGGGGGGGGCTTCGGGGTTGAGGGGTTGGGCTGGCTTTGTGTGGGTGCCTGCCGGGTGGGTGCCAGCCCCAAACCAACCCACCCGGCAGGACGACTTACCGGCTAGCTGCCGTCCGAGTACTGCTCAGCCCAGCCGGGGCCGCCCATCCACACATAGAAGTAGCCGGGAACAAGGGCGATCGTTCCCGCCGGGTCGGGCCGCATGAAGTACTCATTCGGCAGCACCTTGTACGTCAGGTCCGCCGTGTCCGGGTCGGTCTTGGACCGCTGCTTCGACGCCTGGTCGTCCAGCTTCACCGCCGGGTAACCCTCAGCGCGGTAAATGAACCCGCCGGAAGTGCGGCGCGCGTACAGCAGCAGCAGCTGGTACTCCGCCGAATCCGCGTCCAGCAGCGGACCCTCACCATAGTCAGGGGTACCCGGAAGAGCCACCAGCGGATTACCGGCGTTGTCGCACAACGGCAACTCCGACTCCAGCCGGTGAATCAGAGGATCTGCAGTACCGAGCGCCACGAACCGCACCGAGTACGACTTTTCCGTCACCTCAGAATCGACCGGGAACTTCGACTGCAACACCATCAGATCGTCAGAGGTGACGTCCGGTTCACGTTCCGCGCCACCATCTTCGGGGTTGCAGCCGATGTGCCACCAGCCCTCATTCGGGTCAGTGTTGTACTCGTACTTGCCGTTCACTTTCCGGCGGATGAAAAGGTCGTCGCGAAGCTTTCCGTCCTGCGCGAACGGCGACCACTTCACCGTCACGCAATCATCCTCGAACGGCGACATGTCCGTCGCGGCACCGCGGTTGTCGCGGATGAACACCGCTTGCAGGCCGCCCCGTTCGATGAACGGCTTGTGAATGTCAGTGAATCCGCCGGCGCTCCAGTCGGTGCCGGTCAATGGCTGCGTCATAGGGACGCTCCTCTCATTTGGATAAGGGACCGGATTGCGAAAATTTCCGGCGAACAAAAAGGGACCCGGCACCATCCGCCAGGCCCCTTGTCAGGGCTGAAACTTCAATTAGATGTACTGAACACCGATCTCGTAGCGGCCCACATGCCGCACCAGGTGGCCGTCGTCGTCATACTCGACGAGGACCGGTTTCATCAGCACACGCGCGTAGTCGATACGCGCAACAACACCACCGCCGAGCGGTATCTCCACCAGCGGGTTAACCACAAGCTCCAGCATCCGCTGATGCGTCAACTCGGCTTCATTCTCAGCGGCCTCATCAGACGCGGCGAACGTGTGCACCGACACGACAGCCACATCGCTGCCCTCTTCGGGAACATCACGACCATCGACACGACGCACCACACGGTGCGGCAACGGATCACCCGACAAGCGGCGAGTAGAAACCTTCCCCAAAGGGGACAGCCACGCCACCAGTACACGGTGGATACTCGGCGCTGAATCAGTCGCCATACGCGGTGCCGCCGAACTGTTTAGCTGTCTTCTGGGCAGGCGCGTACTCGTCGTTGTGCGCCGACCCGAACTCCACGAGATGCGCTTGCGGATCAGTCGCGCCGACCTTCCCGCGGCCCTTGTTCGTGGACCGTTCCGTCACCTGAACAGAATCACGGTAAGCGCCGGTGCCCACGGGGGCATTGTTCTTCCACGCGGCAACAACCTCGTCCATGAACTCGTTGACGCCCTCGTTCACCTCAGGCAGTTTGTCGAAATCGTCCAGCCGCACACCGAACTTCGCTAAAGGGTTCTTCCTCGTTGGACCGTTAGCCACGATTCATCACACCTTCCGAAGTTCTGCCACCAAACCCGGCGCCCAACCGTGAAAACCCATGTTCCAGTCACGAACCGCAACCACATCGAACACATCCGGCCCGTACCCCACACGGTCTTTCACCTTCACTGGTGAACCGGGCGGCAAGTACAGGTCAACATCGATCGTTTCGGTCTCCACAATCGAATACGTCCCCACCACCTGCACATGCGGGGCAAGTTGGATCACTGGAACAGACACCCCAGAACCGAACTGGGGAACCGTGTTACCCAATCCATCCGACGTGTCACCGACGTGCGGATAGTGCGTCACCGTGTACGGAGTAGGGAACGTCACGGCATGTACCTGTCGGAACCCAGCGGGATGCTGTTCATCGATATGCGGTATGGCCGCAGACGCAGTTTGAGCGCGTTCGTAAGATACAAGTTTGACGAATCACCGCCCCACTTGAACGAGTACGGGCCAGCAGATGCGGTTGTGCCTTCGGGGTATGGCGATTGAGGTGCAGTGAGGGCGGTAGCGGCGATTTGCGCCACCACCCTCACCACAGCACCAGGAATCACGTCAGGAATCGACTCCCACCCGAGGTACCCGACAACGAGATCGGACGCCTCTTCGAGGAGAAGACCTGCACGAGTGGCTTCGTCCGGCGTCAGTTCACGCCCGAGAACCAACTCCAGGTCATCGATATCCGCCAGTGACATTCGCTATCGCCTTAGCTGCCATCCGGGACGACAGCGCCGACGGGCGTCTTGTTGTCGCCGACCGCAGTAGCGCCGTTGCCGAGCACGTACGCGAAGCGGGCCTTCAACCGGAGAGCGATCATGTCACGCTCAGCGAGGTTGATCGATCCGACCGTGGCCTGATCGAGGAACTTCACGGTGATGTCCTGACGGACACCGATCCGAACTCGCGAGGAATCCACCACCAGCGCCTCAGCGACACCGACAGGCCACGCACCGTTGGCGTTGAAGTAGGTACCGAACCCGTTGAACGACTCATCGCGGAAGATCGGGTTACCGTTCGCGTCACGAAGGTTCGCCACGTCGAAACGGAATCCCAGGCTCGCAATCAGCGTGTCAGGCATGTACCCGGCTGCCGCGACCGCCTTCGACGCCCGGTTGATGCAGCCGATCAGGTCGTCTTCGTTCGCGTCACCCGAAACGATCGTGTAGTCCTGGTTCGCCGCGACAGCCGCCGGGAGCAGCGCGGGCGACACCCACGACGACGGCTTGTCGGTGCCGAAGATGACGGCCTGATCGAGCTTCTTACCGATCGCCTGGCCGCCAAGAGCCGCGATCTCTTCCAGCAGCGAGGTCGATGCGTCATCAACCACGTTCTCGTGAACGGGAATGATAACCGCGACTTCCTCAGCGACCAGAGTCCGGTCGGCCCACGTCGCCTCAGACGTCGGCTTCACACCCTCAGGTTCGGTCGCGGACTCCGACACCCACGAAGCGCCAGGCAGGGTCGCCAGGACGGGCAGGTGAGTGGTCTTGGTGCCCATGTTGACAGTCGGGAACGCCTGCAACACAGTCGATCCCTTCTTCGCGGACGCCAGGAGGTCGTTTGCGTAGGCCTCCTGGATGAGGGTCGCGACCTCGGAACGTGAAATGTCAGCCATGATGGCCTTCCTTTCATGGTTTTCCGCCGAGGCCGATCCTCGAACGGGTTTCGATGGTTGGGTTAACCGCCGGCCCGCATCCGACGCAGAGCTTCAGCTGCTGCTGCTTTCGGGTCCAGGTCTGCGGTCTCAGTGCCTGTTGTTCCTGATTTCAGGTTCTTTGCAGGCGGTTTGAGCTTTGGGGCTTGCTGTTGCAATTGCTGATCACGCCATGCGATCAGCTGATCAGCGGAGGCTTCCAGTTCCTCTTTGGTGCTACCCGTGAGGCTGGCCGCTGGCACGCCTTTCTCGGCCGCCACTGACGTCACGAGAAGGTCGCGTTCTGCCTTTTCCGCCCGTGAGCTGACTAATTGCAGCTGCTCGGTGAGTTTCTGCAACTCGGTCTTCTCGCCCTCGCGGATTTTGTCCAGCTCTTCGGCTTTCGACTTCAGGTCGTCGTAATCGGAGAATTTGCTTCGTTCGCGTGCGATTCGCTGCTGGATGATCCGATCGAACTCGTCCTGAGATGTGATGGGTTTGAACGAGCCCTGCTGTTCGTCCCCGTTTCCGGGTTGGGTTGTTGCGCCGTCTTCGACGGTGTTTTCAGCCTCTTCGGGCATGGCGATATAACCTCCGCGTTATTTGGAGTGGCCCGACCATTTCTGATAGCGCAGGTCGTCCGCGCCTTCGCCTGAAGTGTCAGGCTGAAGTCATGCGCCGTAGAACGGCTTTCGTGTCGATCGCGCCGTGGGCGCCTTTCGTCTCTCCGTCCTCGCGGGCAGCGGTGACGGCGTTTTGGTAGTCGTCTTCCCATTTGTCCACATACGGTGGAGGCTCGTATGACTGGCCCGGGCGGACTGGGACGGCGATGCAGCGGCAGTGGTCGTGGTACTTGGTTGATGCCCCGGCTGATTCTCTGGACCAGTACACTGCGCCGCGTGTCGCGAGCATCCGGCAGAACGGGCATGCTGTAGCCGACGCGTAGCGTGCCCATCTGGTCCTAGCTGGAAATGGCGATCCAGCGGCGGCGATTTCGTTCTCTAGGTTGGCAAGAACTGTTTCCCGCGAGGCGTCGAACACCATCCGCTGTGTAGACCCTGCGAGCCGGTCCAGTGGAGAGGCTTCTCCGGGGGCGTGGAACGCCCACGACACCGTTTTCTGAATGCGGTCTTCTGGTATCGGTTCGATGACCGGTGACGCCTTATAGGGCAGCTGCGGCGCGGTTTCGGTGTACCACTGCGCTGTGACCATCGACGCTGCCGACAGTTGCGGAGCTACAAGTTCAGGCAACGCAGCAGAGACAATCCGATCGAACTCCGCAATGTCAGAGTATGACCGCCACAGTTGCACGAGCTGAGATGTGTTCAGCGTCGCCAAGTCCGATAGAACCTGCTGCAAAGCGTCGGCGTCAGTCGGACTGGGCAACTGTCCTACCTGCTATATCCCCCACCTGGGGATCACGCTGAGCCGTTGCCGCTCCTTGCCTGATGCTCGACACCAGATCAACAACAGTGGACTGCTGAATTGAATCCTTGATCGCCTTGATCTGCTGCTGCGACAACCCAGGAACCAAATGAACCACATCCCGCAACTGCACACCAGCCGCGACAAGCTTCGTAATCCCATCGACGACAGCGCCGAACGCACGAGCCTCAGTGTCCCGCCAAACCACCTCAGCACCAGAATCAGCCGCAGTCTCCTCATCGCCATCAATCTCGGCAGCCAGACGTAAAACCTGCTCCCACGACTCACCGAAACTGTCCCGCTTAGCCTGCAACTTCCGCTGCTGATTCGCCTCAGCAGCCGCCAAAGCCTCAGCGGACATATTCACCATCTTGCCCGTCACCTGAGCCGGCGAAATCTGCGCCCGCATCGCAACATGCTGGATCATCTCATCCAGAATGTCGTTGTACTGACCCGTATCCGCAGCAGGAAGCGCCTTCGCGTCAACGTCTTCATCTTCAAAAGCCCACACACGCTTAGCGGACGCCGCTAGAATCTCACTAGGCGATGCCGTCCACCCTGTGATCACCTTCTGGGGGAACGCCCCGAACCGCGAAACCACCAGACGATCAAAATTCACCGAATTGATCGCCTGCTGATCACGAATCAACGGTGCCACCTCGCCAACAATCGCACCGTCAGCATCACGACCATTGACGAACCGCACCACAGGGCACACACGCTCGCCACCATAAGTAGCGCCATGCGGCACTGGATCACCATCGACCACAACACTGATCGGATGAGAAGCGCTCCGAAGCGTCGGATCAGACTCCGACACCTCACCCAGATCAAGGTCATAGGCGAACTCGTCGTCATACAAGCGGCCACGGCGACGCAACTTCGCATCAACCTGAGTGACCCACATCTCCAACGCATACTGCGGCCACTCATCAGCAACAGGATCGACATACGCCGTCAGAATCTGCTTCGGAGACCGAGGCGACAACACCGGACCATTTGGGCCAGCAGTCACCGTCATGTACGACGCCCCGTACGTCAAGGCAGGAACATATACCGACGACTGGCGAGCATCCATCCGGTTCGCCTGCCAAATTCGCCACGCAGGATCGTTATCCTGCGCATCCGCAGACCGATACCCGGTCACCGACAGATTCTGGGCGAACGAATCTACAACCAAACCTAGAACGTTCTTCACTGACAGCCGAGCTAGATCTTTGATCTCCTGCTCCGCCGACTCCGGAACCTCTGGAACCCCACGGATACCCTTCGCGTAGTCGCCGATACGGTCCAGCCATGAACGCTCGGAGAGGTGAATCTGCCACATTGCGGCGATCACATCGCGTATCTCGCGATCATCAAGCATCGCAGCTACACCTCCCTTCCGTAGTTAGGTCACCAAAACCTCAGGCGAACGATGCGCCCCCAGAACTGCGCGGCTTCGACGTCACCGCCGCGTACACCGCCGCCGACATCGCTATCGCAGGGCCAATATCAAACGACTCAGCACGCGGCATCATCATCCACCCGCCGGACGGACGATCCTTACGCGTAGCCCCACGCACCGCCACATCAAGCTCAGCCTGGCCGCCATGCGTCAAACGGCCCTGATCAACAAGACTCACCCACAACGCATTGCCAGCGACCGACTCGTTAGACGAATACACCGAAGACTTAAACTTCAGCTGCTTCAGCTTCTCGCCCAACGCTTTCGCCGCACCAACCGAATCATGCTTGATCGGCGTTTTCCGAGACGCGTACGCGCGCAGGAAATCCACCGCCTCAACCTCAGACTGCGTGCCAAGAGCGATCTCGACATGCACCCCATCGTCGACACCAGACCAGCACGCAACAATCCAGAACCATCCGGACCTGGTTGCACTAACCCCGAACGCTGAAACGTCACCAAGATCGTCCACGTCGCAGCACAGCGACCGCCACTGGTCGCCCGGAACAACCGACGAAACCTCGTTCGTCTTATCCCAAATCCCGAACACCTCACGACGAACATCCTCCGGAGACATGTTCTCCACCAGACGCTCAATCGCCGACTTACCAACACGATGCCCGAACGACGGATTAGCCTCAGCCAACCGATCCCAGAAACCCGGCGCATCAATATCGGCCACAACATCATCGGGAGACTCCGGAGCGAACTCCACATACACACCCTTGAACGGGCGGCGCTTCTTCTGCTCCAGCGCACGATCACGACGACGCTTGAACGCATCATGCACACCCAACGCAACCTCTTGCGGCCGCGGCGGCGTACCCATAAAGAACGCCAAACCAATCTCGGAGACGTTCATCGCGGCGAGCATGTCCGTCAGTGCCGACTCCTTCAAGTTCTGACACTCGTCATAAACCTGAATATCAACTTCCGAGAAGCCACGACCGAAACCCTGAGCCCGGGCGCCGAACAAAATCCGTGACCCGTTCGCGAAGTGAACACCCCGATTGTCGTCAGACTGCACCACAGGATGCATAGGACGCATCTTCGGCCTGATCGCCGGCTTCTCCACAATCCCCGCGATCTTCGTCAACGTCTCCGATGACGTCCGATCATGATGCGAAGACCAAACCACCAACGTGCCCGGACGAGACAAACAGATCGCGATCAGCCCGACCATGATGCCCCACGTTTTGCCGGCCTGCCGCGCGATACTCAACGTCACACCCATGACGTCGCACGCCAGCGTGCCGTCCTCACGCAAACCCAAGGCCGCGTACCAAATGTCTTCCTGCCAGCGATCAAACTCCACACCCATACCGGGGAGCTCTGGGGCAATCAGCTCGTAGTAGCGGGTATGTGAAATGTCATCCGGGACGAAGCACTGGCGAGCAATATCGACAAGCGGCGCAGGGTTAACCCGACTTCCGGAACCGGTCGGCATCGAACGCCACAACCTTGCCGGACTCAGTCGGAGCCGACTCCGACCCCTGCGTCAGCGCCCGCAACCGAACAATCTCCGCCTTCGCCTTCTCAATCGCAGGGTTCAACTGCGAACGAAGCTTCGGCTCTTCTTCGAATGCCTCAGCCAACAGACGGTAACGAATCTCCGCCTCCGCCAGCTCATCACCAGCGGCCATCGCCTCATTCAAAGTGCTGTACTCAGCCATCACATATCCTCTCGGACCCGCCGGTTAACCGCCCGACGTCAGCGTGGCGCACCAAAAGCCTGGTGCAAGGTCTAGGCAAAGCGCGGATTCACGTACGACTCCCTCACTTCCGGGACAGCACGATCCCCAGACGACTTCGCGCGATTACACTGCCGACACACTGCCTGGCAGTTATCCAGCCCATCCGAATCTTCCTGAGACCAGCCCAGTCGCGCGGCCTCAACAGAACTCACGATGTGGTCAACCTCAAACGACCGCGGATGAGGTGGGCGAGCGTCATAGTCGATAACCCCGCCCAGTGCCTGGCAATCAGCAGTGATCCGCAACGCGCATGGAGCATCACCGTCACGCTGACGAACCTGAGCGCGGCGACGATTCCGAACAGTCGTGTTGGCGAACGGCACTACAAACCTCCCTACCCCCGGGTCACACACACGGACGCCT